ATGAGGTAATCTTTGACAATGTTGGGTTTGACATATAGATATTCATTGATTGTGATTGATCAATAAATGGTGCTCTGTCTGCCGCCATGTTGATAAGTTCTTTTTGTGAGATCTCCCAAATAGTTTTATACTTAGGGATTAAATGCTCAATTCTTTTAACTTTCTTATTATAATGTTTGTCCTCAGGATCTAAGTAATTATTGAAATTAATGTTTTGGATTGAACCTTCATTCATAATAATTTCATTCTTTAAATCTTCAGACCATATACCAATTTTCTCAAAGTCCGCAATTAAGTATTTGTTCACAATCATAATCTCACCCCCAACAACTCTTCTGTTAAATAACGCCGAGTGAGCCGGTTCGGTCATTTCAAATGATCCTGTAATTTTAGCCGAAGATGCGACAGGCATTTGTGCCGTGAATAATGAGTTACATACTCCATACTCTTTTACATCTTCTTTTAACTTATTCCAATCCCAATATCCTGACAAATCATTTTCATTCAAATCCCACATATCAAATTGGAAAATACCTTTAGACATAGGTGATCCCTTGAAATGTTTGTACGGTTCGTGTTTACCGTTTTTACATAACTCATTACTTTCGTAGATTGCCCCATAATAAATGGTTTCAAAGATTTGTTTGTTCAAGATCTTTGCCTCTTCATCAGTAAAGATTAAGTCAAGTAAGTAGAATACATCAGCTAAACCTTGTGTTCCGATAGCAATTGCACGTTGTTCTAAACCACCTTTCAATCCTTTTTGTGTTGAGTAATTATTAATATTTACAACTTTATTTAAAGTTCTAACTACTTTTCTTACTTCATTAAACAACAATTGGAAATCAAATTTACCATTCGTAATGAAGTTTTTAAGAACAATTGAAGATAATGTACATATTGCAGTAGTTTCCTCATCTGTGTATTGGTAAATCTCATTACAAAGGTTAGATTGTTTAATTACTCCGATGTTTTGGTGGTTAGTCTTTCTGTTTGCACTATCTTTAGAACATAAGTAAGGAATACCCGTTTCAACTTGTGATTCGATAATTTTAGACCAAATGTCTTGTGCTTTAACTTTTTTACCTAAACCTAAAGAAACCGCCTTATTGTAATTTTCTTCATACTCATCACCAAACGATTCTTGTAATGGTTTGATACCTGCAGTGATAATATCGTTAGGGCAGAATAAATACCATTCAGTATTATCTTTCACCGCTCTCATGAAATTATCAGGAATCCAAAGTGCCGTAAATAAATCACGAGCTCTTAATTCTTCCGCACCTGTGTTCTTCTTAATGTCTAACAAATCAAAGATATCTTTATGCCAAGGTTCAAGATAGATTGCCGCAGATCCTGGTCTACGACCTTGTTGATTAAAGAATCTTAATGACTCATTTACTATTTTAAGGTATTTCAACAAACCACCCGCATATCCACCTGAACTTGAGATTCTACTTTCTTTACTTCTAATGTTTGACATTGATAATCCAATTCCTGCGGCATCTGAAGAATAAGTTGATATATCGGTTAATGTATTTAACAATCCATTTCTTGAATCTGAATTATTATAGTGTAACACACAAGATGCTAATTGAGGTACTTTTGTACCAGCATTAATCATAATTGGTGTTGCCTTAGAAATAAGTTGATTAGATAATGATTTATAGTATTCAACCGCATCAACAAAGTTATCTGTAACCCATAATGCAACTCTCATGTACATATGTTGTGGTCTTTCAACTACAACGCCATTAGGTCGTTTTAATAGGTACATTTCCTGTAATGATCTCCAAGCAAAATAATCGAAATTATAATCGTTTTCATGGTTAATTACCGCATCAATAGAATCTTCACCATATTCTTTAATCGTTTCAACCAATTTTTCATTGATGATACCATCACTGAATAACAAATTCATAGTCTCAGAAAAACTTGGATTTGTTTCTTTATGGTATGAAGAAATCGCAACTGAAGACGCTAATCTTGAATAGTCGTGGTGACTTCCAGTGTATGATGCAGCAATCTCATAGATTAATTTATCCAATTCCTTTGTTGTTATAACACCTTCAGTAGGTACTGAAGTAATAACCTTAATGAAAATCTCGTCTGAATTAACATTCAAACCTTTTGCTGATCGTTTAACACGATTGTAAATTTTTTGTGGGTTAAACGTTACATTTTCCCCATCTCGTTTTAATATTTTAAGTGACATCATAATTTTTTAATATTTAAAAATCTTCCTCAAACGTAATCGTTTCATTCAATTTTGCTTTTTGGTATTCCATTGTTCTTGATTCAAAGAAATTACCTTTTGTTTCAACCGCAATCTGTTCCATGAATTTAAATGGTTGTTCAACATTAAATTCTTTACTACATCCAAATTTAAGTAAAAGACCATCAACAACAAACTCTAAATATTGTTTCATTAAGTTTGAGTTCATCCCAATTAATGACACAGGTAATGACTCGGTAATGAATTCTTTTTCAATTTCTAAAGCCGATAACAAAATTTCTTTAATTCTTTTTTCAGATGGTTTTTCCTCACAATGGTTGTTTAATAAGTGAATTGCAAAATCACAATGTAAGTTTTCATCTTTAAAGATGAGTGAGTTTGCATTACACAACCCTTGCATTATTCCTCTTGATTTCATCCAAAAGATTGAACAGAATGATCCTGAAAAGAATATACCTTCAACCGCCGCAAACGCAACTAATCTCTCTTGGAATGACCCGTTATCGATCCAATCAAGTGCCCATGTGGCTTTTTTCTTAACCGCCGGTAAGTTCTCAATCGCATTAAAACATTCGTCTTTTTCTTTTGGGTTACTAATGTACGTATCAATCAATAACGAATACATTAATGAGTGAATGTTTTCCATTGCCAACTGAAATCCGTAGAAAAACTTTGCTTCAGGATATTGTACTTCACGATAGAAGTTTTCCGCCAAATTTTCATTTACGATTCCATCAGATGCCGCAAAAAATGATAATACATTCTTCACGAAAAACTTTTCATTATCTGTTAATTTTTCCCAATCACGAATATCATTCGTCAAATCCACTTCTTCAGCCGTCCAAAACGCCGCCTGATGCATTTTATAATATTCCCAAATATCGTTGTGCTCAATCGGGAAGATAACAAACCTATTAGGGTTTTCCTTCAATATTTTTTCCATCTTTTTCTTAAAATTAATTAGTTTTTGTTTCGTCTTTTTGTCTTTGTTGTCTTTTTTCTAACAACTCTTTGACTCTTAATCGTTGTCTTTCTTCTTTTTGTTCTTCAATACCTAAGAAAGTCATAGAACTCTCGGTGTCAATGTCTAACATCGCATTATCAAATTTACAATTCTCAAATACAACTCCGTCATCACCAACCCTTGATTTTGTAATTGCTATTGTAGCCAATTTCATTTCTTTTTGTTGGAGTGTTTTTGCCACTGTAATAATAACGTGACCAACTTGTGCCTTTTTAATTGACCCCCCCATTTGATCAGTTGTTACAACCTCAGAAGAAATAGAACTTCTATTACCTTGTGTTGCGGTCCATCCAACTAAATCCATTTCGTGACACATTGCTTCAAATGCTCTCATTACAGACCCTTCACTCTTCCATTCATCACCTAAATTCTTATCAGGAACAACACAGTCAATGTAATCAAGTAATACCATATCAATCTTAGTTCCATCTGCAACCATCTTTCTAATCTGATTCTTAATCTGTGACATAGTAACCGTATCAGACGGTAATTTATTCATGATTAATTTGTTAGACATAGATTCCTCAATATTCTTAACTGTTTGAATAACCTCATCTCTTTTTTCAGACAATTCGTCAGGATGTATCTTAGTCCAAAGTGTGTAATGTTTTCTTTGGATTACTTTAGGGTTGTCCTCAAAAAAGATCTGAAGTACGTTGTTCCCTAAGTTAAATGCGTGGTTAGCAATTTTAGTTAAGATCGTGGATTTACCTACACCTGTTGGTGCTAAAATAACACCAATCTCACCTTTAGCCAAACCACCTTTTAATAGTCTATCGATTCCCGGTATTCCCATTGGGATTGGGTGTCTGTAATCATCGTCAAGGACCTGATCCATGTTAGAGAAGACATCCATTGAACTTGTGTCTTTAGCTCCCACTTGTAAAGCTCCCCTAACTAATTCTTCAAGGGTATCGTAGTTCTCAAATTCACCACCATCGATGATTTTTTGAGCCTTAGTCATAACCTTTTGTAGTTCTTGTTGTTTACAGAACTTTAACGCCTTTTCCTGTACGAATCCTACGCCATCGATAGGTGCGTCTTTAATTTTCTTGATTGTATCCAACACTATTTTGGATGCAATCTCTTGTTGTAATTCAGATTTGGTAATCTGTTCTAATGTCTCAAATGATGGTGTGTGATCGTATTTTGTATAATACTCTCTAATCATTTGGATAATTATTTTGAAGTACTTATTTTCAAAATAATTGTTTTCAATCACATCAATAATTGAATGTGAAAATTCCTTATCTAAGATAATTTGATTAAGTAATTGTAATTGGAATGTGTTTCCTAGATACTCAAAGTTTTTGTTTGTCGCCATAATTTTCCTTCTGTTAGTAAAGATAAATACTATTACTTTTGGATAAATTCAGGGTAGAAATAATTAAAATTATTACCTGAAAAAATGTCAGTCAGGCCGTTTAGTATACCTTTTAACTTTGGGCGTAGGTCTACGGTGTATCTTACCTTTGGCGGGTACACTTTAGCATCAAACCTTCTCTGACAAATTGTCAGGTCCCCAACCTTAATATAAAGGTTAAAATTTTCATCACCGTCAGTAATTGACGTATTTAAAATCTCTGGATTCTCAGAAATTTCGTATTTGTTGTCTAACATATAGACCACTGAACGCATTTTTAAATCATATTGTAACTCACGACATAACATATCGATATGGTCGTAAAATTCCTCAGATTTGTGTGCATTTTTGTTAAATCCTTTAACATTAAAAAAACGTTGTACTACAATGTTATCATTACACATTAATAGGAATTCAACTTTTGTTACATCTTGATCTCTCATCTTGTTTTTGTTTTTGTTTTTTACTTTTTGTTTCTAAACTTTGTTTTTTCTTTTCTTGATAACTTTAAAAATGGTTTTATAAAATTAACCCAAGCATCATCTCCTTTTGGTAGGTATTTAAAGAACCCGTCGGACATCATCATTCTAATTAGGTTTCTATGTCCTCTCCCATCGGGATCCATCGATTCAGAGTAATATTCCCTAACCATTTCTTTCCCCTCCTCATCAATTAAAGGTTCTGACAAATCTACAAGTATTTTATTGATTTTAAAAAAATCATCACCTATAACACCCTCTTTTGTTTTACCATTAAGTAAGTTTCCTAACACAACATTTTTCTGTTGTTCTTTTAGTAGTAGTTTACCTTTTGTTAAAATATCGGTTAAAGATATTTCTGAATCAAGTATTTCAGGGAAAAACTTAATTAAAGTTTTCTCACCCATTAAACTTATTCCATCAATGTTATCTGAAGTATCACCAGCAAGGATCTTAAATGTCATTACATTATAATGAGGAATTGAACAATCTTTAAACTTAATTTTGTCCCCAAACTTAAAGTATTGTTTTGCTTGTGGAGAATAGATTGATACCTTTTCTGATATTAATTGAGTTAGGTCTTTATCACTTGAGAATATCGTTTTCTCTTCATCTAAAGAGATTTGACAATAATATGCTATAAGATCATCGGCTTCCGAATTTTCTATCTCTAATTGTCTTATAAACATCTCCTCAAGATATTGTTTAACCCTTGTTTTTTGTTTGTTAAATGAATCGGTCTTCTCCTCATTATCAGGGGAAGACTTTCGATTCATTTTATATTTAGGGTATAGTAATTTTCTTTGAGATGAATTTGTATCGCTATCCCAAAAGACCATAACTTTGTTAAAGTTAGTTTCTTCTAAAAATTTACGGATTGTGTTAAGAAAATGCCAAGTCCCACCAATGTGTTCCCCATTATTATAGAAATCCTTAACTCCGTGAAATCCAATTTTTAATAAGTTGTTACCATCAACAATAAGTGTTTTGGTCATTTAATTTTTTTAAGTCGTTTGTAAATACTTTTTACTCGTCAGAGTCATCATCAGATTCATCCAAAGAATAATCTGAATACCCCAATTTTGTTTCCCAATAATCTGAATATTCTTTCTTATAGTTATCCAAAGATTCTTTTGTGTCTTCAATATAACCTTGTGGTACCGCAATGATCTTACCATCTTTATACCCAAGACCATTAACGTGATTCTTTAATATTGATATCTTAGTTCTAATTGCAAACGATACTTTTCTACCGTTCTTAGTTGCATCAATGTGACTAATACCTGCTTTCTTTTGATTACCAAATAAGAACACTAATGATGATGCCAACCATATCGCTTCACCACCTTTAGCCTTGATTTCAGGTTGACCAAATGGATTATCGGGAAGTAATACCCAAGGCTGATTTAAAATAACCAAAGTGTTGTAATATGGGTACTCTTCTTTTTTAGATTTTGAAATCCTTGAGTGGATCCCCATACCAATTTTATCTGCCAATACTTTTGCATTGTGCATTCCACCACCTTTACCATCAAAAGTCATCTGACAAGGTATACTACCAATACTATCCCATAAAAATAACAAGCTATAAGGGATGTCACCTTTTTCTTGAGCATCAAGAATATCATTGATGAATTCCGTCGCTTGTTCTATTACATCAAATGAATCGTTAAATATAAACATACCGTCATATTCACCAAGTTCATTTTTTTCAGCTTGTAATCCTAATTCAATAGCGTGTTCCCAAGACCACTTTTTCTCAGTAATAATAAGAATAGGTAAGTGACCTTTTTTCTGAGCATCTGCCGCTGCGAGGATCATTGCCGTTGTTTTTGAAGTATTCGAGTGACCCAAAAACATATTTATACCTCCCATAATAGGTCCAGGTAATCCAGACGATCCCAAAAAAGCCTCACCACAATTATAAAAACTTTCAGGTTTGTATTTTGTTTTTGTTGAGTACTTACCTTTGATTGTTTCCAAAGATATTTCTCTTTTTCTTATTGCCATGTTATTGTGTAATTACTGAATTATACTTACGAATTTTTTCTAATGACTCAAGTTTATCTTGAGCATTTGCGAATTTTTCAACTAATTTATCCATTTCTTCAAGGTGTTGTGGATGTTCTCCAATACCAACAGGTGAAGTTAAATAAACTAATAATGTTGCTTCCGCTTCAGCTATTTCGCTACGATATTTTAAGGACAATGCCTCATACATTTTTTCTGCAATTTTGCTCATTTGTTTTGATTTTAAAAAACATAGACACTCAGTCATACCAAGTGTCTATGTTAAAGTTTAATTAGAATGGTAAATCTTCGTCCACCTCATTATTAGACTGAGGGTCAACTGTTTTACTTTCAGATTTTTTACTTCCACCCATAGAAATCTCTTCTTCTTGATTATTTGAGTAGATGTATTTTCCTGCGTCAGTGTCCCAACGTGGAGTTTCACCTCTTGCAATTGATTCAAGATATTCAACAGGTTTCTTAGAGTATACGTCCTCCCAAGTCAACTCATCGTTGATCCATGTTGATGCTTGTTCAGCGTCTTCATGTGTTGGTGTCGGATCGTCGTACATAACAGTTTGGATAACCGTGTATGTTGCACCTTTTGGTGTCTTTGCCTTTGTAAGTTCAAGGATTAAGTCACGACCTGTATCTGAGTCAGTAACATCACCTTTTGCTTTCCAAATTGGAATAATTTTGTCAAGGATTCCTTCTTGTTTGTAATTGTGTTTAAATCTCCAAAATTTAACACCATCACTCTCGTTATCACGATCAACAACCTTAACGATATAAAACTTACGAGCTTTATATTGTGTTGCCAATTGTTTGTCGGATTCACGACCTGTTGACATTAACTCGTCATATACCTCATTCAAAGGTGAACGTTCGTTGTCATTTTTTCCTGGATCGTAGAACTTCTGCCATTTACCATCAACATTGATTTCGTGAAACCAAACTTCCTTAAAAGGAGATGATCCATCAGTTGTAGGTAAAATACGGATTGTTCGTTGACCTTGTTTTTCGTTATCCTTAAGGATTGCTGCGAAATACTTTTTCATTCTTTCTTCTTGTGTGAATTTTGAAGTGGAAGAAGAACCACTTTGTTTTGAACTCTCATACTGAGCCAAAACCGCATCTAAAACATTGTTTGTCGCCATTGTGTATATATTTATTAAAGGTTTACGTAGAAAATATAGTTATAAAAAGTAGGGTAGTCAATAAGGTTTTTAAAAAAATTTGAGAGAGGGACACTGATGTCCCTCCCAAAAGTATTACATCATATTTGTGTCTTCGTCGTCATAATCGTTAAATGATGTTTCAATATCATTTGTTGAGTAATTATTAGCATCATCAGTTGTTAGAACATACTCATTTTTACCTGATTTTTCCATATCCTCTTCTTTATCTTCAAAGAAATCTGATAATTTTTGGTTAAATGGTCCTGAGTCTAAACTTCTTAATTCTAATTTTTCTTGTGGTGTTTTAGGTCTAAATTTATCAAACTTAGCCTCTAAGTTATTTATTGTTGTTACCAAACCGTCCATTTCACCTAATTTTTCCTCAAGAGTTTTTAATTGAGCAAATAAATTATCGAAATATTCTTCTTGTTTTTGTTCCATATTTTTTTGACTTGTAACAAGATCTGTAACATCTAATTCTTCTTTGTTACCCTCTTCTTCACCTTCACCGCCAAGTTCCTCAACATCAGGATCGGTTGCAACATCGATAGGTGCTGCCGGTGGTATTGGGGCAACTGCGTTAGGGTCAGCGGGTGCCGCATTAGGATCAACAGGAGCCGCAGGATCTACAGGTGGTGCCCCCGCAGCTGGATCAGGTGCTAACGCAGGATCCGCAGGTGGAGCTAAAGCAGGATCCAAAGCGGGATCAACTTGTTCCATTATGTATTTGTTAATAGAATTAAATCTACTTATTTCGTTTAAAATTTTTTGATCTATTGCCATGATTATCCGTTTAATAATTGTTTAATTCCCGATTTAGTTTCAACTTGGATTTTTTTAAATGTGTTCATAGTGTTATCAACTCTTTCAATCAATCCGTCTTTTATTCTTAGTGTATAACAATCTCCAGTGTCTAAGTCACAAACTTCTTTGTACCCATTACCTTTATCTTTTTCTGACACTCTTGTGTTTTTACCCAAGTAGTTGTCTAATATTAATTTTGTGTTCATAATAGTTTTATTTATAAATATCTGGTTATTCAATAAAATTAATTTAATGAATTATATAAATTCAATGCTTGTTTTGTTTTATTTTGTAATGTAGTCTTATCTTGTTCAGTCATTTCGGTATAAACATTATCAGGTTGTACATTAGGATATTTAGTCACATATAATTTAACGATATCAACATCAAGTGGAAGACTGTTATTAATTAAAGACAATCTATCTTTAAATTTAGATATTGCAAAGTCAATAAATTTTTCATTAGAAATGAATGATACTATTGGGATATTTAAATTTGTTCCTCTTGATAAACAATAATATTTTTTATTTACCGATGACGCAAATTGAGATCCACCGTATGTTTCAGTTAAATTAATTGTACTATAATTATTTTCATATGCTTTCATTCCACTTGACGATGCCGAATCCAAATATATAAATGAAAACAAATATAAAGATAATTGTATAAAAGTATCATTAAGTTTTGTCTCCCCATTTGTGGTGGTTGATTTTGCAATACCACTTGCAACAATTCTATCTTCAAGTAATTTTTTAAAGTCTTTAAACGAAATTTGAGTTGATGTTGGATTATCTAATGGTGTATAACCAACATAACCACTATTAATTTTATTTGAACAATCTTGATTTTTAGTTATTGTGTCGGTACCTGTTACATTTGAAACTACATTATTTTTTTGGAATATGACATTTTCACTTGAGGATTTTGTTTTCTCCTCGTTCGCTTTTACTTCTTCTTGTAATTTAGAAATTATATTTAAACTTAAGGATTGTATAAAACTATCAATTTTAGGTAAACTATAAAAAGGTTGTCTTGTTCCTTTAAATGTTGTACTAAATTCACCTTCACTAATTTGATGGGTTACTGATGTAATCATATATGGTCCTGAGAACATAGGTATGTTTCTTACATTAAAATACATCATTGGTTGAATAAGAGCGTTACCCAACATATCCACAGAACATTCGTAACTTCTATTTCTATATAGATTATATAATGATACGTTTTGTGACCCAGTACTTCTGTTTCTACTTTGGTTAGCCATCTGATTTAACATTTCCAAAGATTCCGCAGTAGGTTTACCAACGTCTTGACCAACACTAAAGTTTTTAAATATTTGTTGATTTTGATTACTAATATCTATATTAAATCCAACAACTTTATTTGATTTATCCCAATTCTTTTTGTTAGATTGACTCTCAACTAATGGATTGTCACTCGCTCTTCTAAGATCAAAAGCATCATCTCTAAATCTATAGTCAACATTATCTTTCATGTCCACATACTGACTAGGTTTGTTTGCATAATAACATAAAAACTTAGGTGATGTGTTTCTGTAATCCACATTTAAAAACGTACCCCAAAACGAATTCGCAAACTCAGTTGATCCTTCACTTCTTGGAACGGGATTCTTTTCGGCATCTTGTGCGTTATAAAAATTAGCGTAAGCCGGTAATGGGAAATAAGTAAAATTATTTTGTGTCAATATTGTTGACACAATATCTAACATATTATTCTTATATAGTGATCCTTCAATTAAATCTTTAATTTTGAATATGTCAACATAAACTTTTTGTCCAACATCTCTACTTGCCCTATCAAATAATAGAACATCTTCAAACATTGTTTTTGATTTAAAGTCTCCTCCCGCAACCCAAGTATCGTTAAATGCCTTAAACGTTTCCCACATTTCAACTCTTGTTTGTTCCCCCTCAAGTTGTGACTTATTACCTTTTTCACCCTCAATAGTAATGTTTGGTAATCCAGCCCTAACTCCTGTCATTAAATTAGAAATAACATTTTTTAGATAAGTTTCAGATTTATCAAGGTATTCATCCATAAGACCATAAAACTTAACTCCATCCACACTATTACCTAAATTTTGAACAATAGGAAGAGTAGTTGTAGTTGTTGTAACTTGCGAAGAAGTTATATTAACAGTGCTAACAATGTATTGAGGATCGGTAGGGGTTGATGATAAACCTGCATTATATTGACTTATAATAATTGCATCAATAATAGGCGTATTTAATGGGTATAATGAAGCACTTACAGGTTGCCCTGTAAATAAAATTGTTCCTGTCGCATCTTTATAAACACCATATTTTTGCGGACCAAATTTATAAACTGAAATTGTTTTAGTATCTTTAAGTGTCACAACCGTTAATAAATCACCAGGTGTTTGAGGACTTGGTACAGGTGTTGGAACAGGGTTTGGAATAACAACATTATTTGTTGGAATTTCAAAATTATTAAGTTTTTGTGTTGCATATAACATAATCAACGGAGCAAAATCTTTAATATTTTTTTCAGTAAACTGTACATTTAAATCAATAAAGAAGTCCGTAATGTACGATCCGTTATCTGAATACACTAATTGAGGTATCTCAGAAAATCCAACATACTTCTCTAACGCTTTCCATGTTTCAGGATTTGCAGTTTTAGATTGAGCTAACGTAGTAGTTCCACCATTTGACGGTAAACTTCCTGATGTTCCTTGACTATACCCTTGATATGACACGGGGTCAATTAGAAATTTAGTGGAGAATGTTAAGAATGTTCTTCTATCAAACATAGACGGGTTACCCATCTTTAATACAACATTATACTCCAAGAAATTAGTTAGTATTCCTTGAAATGTTGTTTTTTGTTTTTCAATAACAGAATTAATCATCCCCTCTGAATTAAGAGTTGACGGTTTTTCAACAACTAATAACTCTCTCATTAATAATTGGAAGTTCTTATATGACCTTTCAGATTCTGTTTCAACATCTTTGTCACTTGGGACTAATGTTTTATAATCATAAATTGATCTACTAAAATTCAAGAATTCTTGTTCAAAATAATCTAATACTTCAGTATCAAATGTTGTAAACATTTCCGATATTTTATCGTATTTTGTAATATCACCATTTAATGAGAAGTTCTGTTGTGTTTTTTTATCGTTAAGAATTTCTTTTAGATATGAATCAGGATTTGGTTTTGAGACTTTTGTATTATCAAAGTACCCGTAATTAGGTGCCCCCCAAAATAATCTCACAGATCCGTTAAACACGGCAGGATTACTTGATATCTCTACTTTTAATTTATTATTTTTGAAACACTCTTCTTTTGTTTGATTGTCAGTATAACCAAAAGACGGCATTACAAAATATTTATCGCCTTCAGTTGTTTTAACAATTGTTGACCAAGGAGTAACCTTTAATGACCTGTTATTATCATTAGGGTCAAAACCACTTGTTTCAATAATCTTACCATCTTGATTTGTTGTCATCACTATTTTACCATCATTAATTAATGATTGGATTTCAGTTTGTGAATATCCTCCTGTTGCCGAATTAGTAACATAAAAAATATTTGGAGTAACCACAGTAAAGTTTTCACCTGTAAGTGTTTGTGTTATATCAACAACATATTGACCAACACCACCCGTTGTACCACTCACTTGACTAACAATTTTAGTTCCAAGAGCAATTGTTGGTCCTGAAATAATTTGTCCTGTAGATAATGTTCCACCACTAAACGTTAAAACGTCCATTATTGTTCCTGTAATATTACAAGTACCATTTAATATTGATGTGTTTTGAGTTATATCAACAATATATTTACCAACTCCACCCGTTGTACCATTTATTTGAGATACAATAGTTGTATTAGTATCAACGGTTGGTCCCGCTAATACTTCACCAGGAGCTAAGTTATTATCATTAATAGTATAAACGTCTAATGTTGTACCAACAATACTACAAGTTCCATTTAATTGTGTGACACCCGAAAATAATTGTAATCCTTGTAGAAATACATTCATATCATCATACAACTTAGGGAAAAACCCTGTATTCATAGTTGTTGAGTTATACGCAACTAAATTTGGCGTTGCACTTACCGTGTTTTCTAAAACAATATTGTTTTGGAGTCCCTCAATATTCAAGGAGTAAACTTTTGTAGATGCGGATGTTACGGGATCATAATTACCTAAATAATCAAAATCTTTCCAAACCTCATCTAATATATCAACACCCGTGTCATTCCAAGTTTTATATCTATGCCATATAGAACCGTATTTAACAACCCAAGCATATGGTAGTTTATGTACCGCACCAAATTTTTTAATGGTTGATAAGATATAACTTAAATCGTTAGGTTCATTATATGACCTATATTTTTCTCTAAGACTTGCCAACGGTAAACTATTCAAGAATAGATATGCTGCTTGTTTGTATGAAGATAGATCATTTGGTTTATATCTAAAATTATATACTCCGTTTTGAATTGCATTAATAAAATAAGGTGTGTTCATTATTGAAGTTGATTGAGTTTCACTTATAAACCCATCATAATTAGAATAATTTAAATTCCCCTCAGTTGTGAACTGTTCTTCAATTTTTCTATTATTATAGAATGTTTTGAAATTGTCAGTATTAATATTTTGACTAAAAACGTCCGCCTTATAATTAAAGTTTGTTATAGGTCTTTTCTTTTCGTTAGTATCGTCGTTATTAAAATTACAAATTGTTTTATGTGTTGTATTATATGATAACACATCTTTAGTGTTATATGCTAAATTAACATTTTGTATTGATTTACCATCCGCAAGATAATTCTTACACCAATCAAAATTAGTGATTGGGTACATATCTGAAAAATCAAACTCATTACTAGAAGTTTGGTTTCCTATATAATCAATTATTTTTGATTCGTCAGTTAATGAAACATTTGGTTGTGATCTTTCATTTGTTAAAATTTCTTGATTAAATAATTCAAAAGGTACATTAGTTTTATTCTTAAGGTAATTTATTGTAAATTCACCTCTTATAAATTTTTGCCAACTTTCACCTTCACCCTGATTTGAAATGTGCCTTAAGAATGTTAAGAAATTATTTTGATCAATTAAGTATTGTTTTAATTTTTGAGTTAAGAATGGATTATCATTACCTAAACTTTTTAATATGTTAATTTTTTCATCTTCGGCCTCAACCATAAAAATACTTGCATCATACCCCGATTGTCTATTTAATTTAGAATAGTAAGTATTAACCATAATTCTTTCATAAATCTCATAAAAGAATTTTATCTCTTCTTTGTTTTGGAATACTTCATTTGTCACCGGGAAATCAAGGGCATTTAAACTTAATCTATTTGGTCTTGTGACCTCATTAGTTTCATCACCATAATCAGGATTTTTAGGTTCCCTATCAGTATAACCTTTAATAAACTCTTCAACAAATTCAACCTCAGGCCATATTTCAGGAATATACGCCTTTGTCATTGTTGCAATAGATTTATCACCAGGATAAACAATTTCAAATTTCTCTTGTTTATCATCACCTAAAGTTTCTTTAATAACTTGAGGCCAAGGATAGATCGGTTCATTATTTTGAGTAGACGATTTAACATCCACACTCATTGCACTACTATTACTACCGAAAATTGCTTGTCGTCTGTATTTATTTTCTCTTATATCCCAAGCTTTAGAATGGACATCATCCATTAAACGAATAAACGCTTCACCTTGTGCAAAGAAAACCGCTAATACGTTTCTAATGGATGGTTTAAACCCTACTCCTGTATCTTTATTACTTAATTGTTCATTAAGATTTTCAGTTATTTTTTCTTCAATTTGTCGTCTAAGTGTTGATGATTCTTTAGCCGCCTTTTCTGTTATATCAATAAAGTGATCGGTACCTTCAAATATAAAAAACTTAGTCCCAGGTAAAATTGAGTTAGCTGCAATGAACGTATCTAATTCAGTTTGTGTCTTTGCAGGTTTACCTGTTCTTTCCTCATATGTTTTTGCAAAATCAATATCCGTAAGTGGATTAATTTTTGCGTAACATTTTTCAACAGTGGCATTAATAGGTACTTCACTTTTTGTGGTTTTACCCCCAACGACATAACTACCATTTTTTCCCGCAACACTATTACTTTCAAATAATTTTTGGTATTCAGTAAAAATACCGGCCAATTTAGTTTCAGCTTCCGCCTGTTTGTTTAAATCAGAATAATCTTTTTTATACGTATAAACAACTTCCTTAGTATCTTTTAAACTATATGAAGTTGTTTTGTCCATGTATGTTTCAAACCATGAGTCACCATAAAAAAATACTTTTTTCTGAAATTCAGTTAACTGAGTTTGGAAGTTATCTAACTCGGTTATTGATCCCAAATTTTCTTTAGTAAATTTTTCTAATATATTTTTAATAAATCTATCTAAACGAGCCTTTAATTGTGTGATTGTAATTTCAGGAAAGTCATCCTCAATCAAACCTTTAGCTTTATATTCAGAATAAAGTTCTTTCATTTTTTGATAACCACGACTAACTTGTTTTGATGACATTTTATCAAGGTTAGATCCTGCAGGTGTGTTTGTACTCGCTTGAGTGGTTGATACAAAATTATTATACATATGTGGTACCGCCATCATAGCTCCCCAATTCACGTAAGACATCACCGTATACTTATAACCAAAAAACTTTAATGTAATCTTAAAGTTACCAGTTGAGTTATCAAAGTTTGACGTAAACGATTGTAACATTAATGGTAGCCTTACTGCCTTCCCATAATATCCCTTTAATGTTAAATAAAACATCGGATATGGTAATTGGAAAAACGCAGAGTAAGGAGAATTGTTCCCACCTTCAAATAATGCTCTTCCTTTAATATCCGTTAATTGAACAGTTACGGTAGGTAAGAAACTTGTGTCAATCGCAACCTGTATATCAGTTATACCTAATAAACCATTATCCACCGCTCCAGGTGTACCATTTGAGTACATACTCTGAGTAAGATAGAAGTCGTCTGATTTGTTTGGGTTTTGAACCGCATTTAATTTTGGTTGGTTTACGCCTTGTCCCTGAACAGATCCTTTACCTGTAATCTCATCGGTATATCGGTTATCCATAAACGTTTTGTTTCCAGGATTTAAGAAATTAATCTTACCTACGGAAACAGTTCTAACTGAATCATTTAATGCCGATCCTAACGCTAATTTAGTTCTTGGTAATACACTACACTCAAGATTAGCATAGAACACAAGGTTCTCATGTTTAACTAATCTATCACTAACCTTACCTTCACTATCAACAATTTTATTTGGGTCTATTAAGGTAATGTTATCATAATCAAATTCCACTAATATGTTTTCACCTTTATCTACCATAATAGAAATAATAATTGTCTAATTCGTTTTTATAATCCTGTAATGATTTAACAAGGGGGAATGGTATTGTTAAAATTGCCCCATCGGGTATGTTTGATTCCATACCACTATATTGGGGATTTGCCATTTGTACTAACCAACCAAAATATGGTGTGTTATAAAATTGGAATGATATTTTATCTAATCTTGATTGTCCCACTTTGTATATGAAATTTTTATCTGTTGTTTTTGCAGGTAAATTTATATATGGTACAACTGTTTGTTGACCATTTATTAAAAACTCATTATATCTGTTATAATATTGTAAATTCATTTTTAATTAAATTTAATTTTACCATCAAAGGTTTTTTCTTTATTATTCACATTCACATTTGAATATAAGTCTTTTATTACCTTTTTTTGTTGTGACGTTCCACTAACTTTTTTATATTTTAATCCAAACTTAACTTTATCATCAATTGGACTTGTTATTAGAGTTTTGTACAATGGATTATTTTTAATACCATCATATTTGGTTTTATTAAAATCAGTATATGGATTAAAAAGAGTTGCACACCCACTAACCGCAAGGTCAACAACTTTAGTAACTTCTTGTATATTACCATATTGACCATTAAGTATGAAAGTTTTTAATTCATTTCTACTATTTTCATCATTAAATATATTGGCCATAACTTGATAAAATCTATTTTTTTCATCGTTATTTACGATAATATCTCTTTGTTTTTCTACACCAGTCCCACCTAAACCACCACTTGCGTCATTAAACGTACATGATATTTTTTTATAAGGATCTTCATTTAAATATAATAAATCGTCTTTTTTCACAACGTTTTCAGGCCCGTAAAATTCAATATGTTTATCTGTTATTTTTTTCAAATAAGTTTGTAACTGAGTAAATGAATCTGCAACTCCTGAAATATCATATACATCAGGTTCATTATTTGAATTCATTATTCCGTCAGTTTTTGATAGTACCAAATTTGCCTTTCTTATATATTGAATATAGTCCTGTTGTAATAAAACTAAATCGTTTACACTGTTACTAACATTTGTGATAAAATCAGGTTTAATTCCTGTTACATATTCTTTTAATTTATTTTCAATTTCTCTCTTGTCACTATTAGTTATAGATTGATCATTGTTAACAACTATTTGCATAAATGGATCGTTCCTTTGTGAAATATCCCCATTAACTTTATTAAATAATTTTTCTAACTTGTCCTCAACCTCACTTGGTTTACCATAAATTGGTACTTCAATTTCAGGAGTAAACTCCGCAGTACCTTTAGAATAATTTTTATCTTTATATAATAGATCTAAAATACCTATATTATAGTTTTTACCAATTGTTGCATTTGTATTAACATATGCCTCAAAATATTCTTTAGTACTATTCCAATAGTCGGTAACAAATTTAGTGTAATCAATATCTTCTTCACCTGATATTGTTCCAATTGCTTCACCACCTCTTTTTGGTTGTTGATTAACGACATTAGCGGTTGTTACCTTTGGTTGGTTAGCCAATATCTTCTCAACCATATATTTATCTCTCGCTTCAGTACTTTCGGTTGCCGTCGCTCTTTCGTCGTAAATTTCAGTATTCGCATAATAGTTAAACGATAATGCATTTTGTAATTCCTCAACAGGTTCTTTAAGTCCATGACCACCAATAAAGTTAAAGGCCATTGTCACTTTAGCAATCATCGGTTGTACACCAATACCTTCAGGGTTTAAGTCAAATGTAATAGGATCATATGTAATACTTAATGAGTTTGGTACAATCTTACTATTATAAAAGTCACCCATTCTTAAAATTAAGATCGGAGGTGCACCAAACGATGTGTTTAACGCATCATTATATTTTGGTCTACCGTCAGGTCCAATTATAGGAATTGTTTGACCAGGTCTCATACATTGATTTAAGAATGTCAATCTCGCATTTAATCCCTCAGGTGTTGTTGAGTGGAACGCAGGATTGAAGTATTTAATCTTTTGTTTAATACTATCATATATCATAGGATCACTTTCTTTAATAACCTCAAAGTAATCACATTCTGAGAATAAAAATCTCAATATTTTTTTAGATATACCTTCTTTAATTTTTTGTTCAATCCTTAAATTAGGACTTGGTTTAATTGTATTAGATGTATTACCAGGTGTTTCAACTTTTGAAGGGTCTGTTGTTGTTTTATCTGTCGTTACTTTTGGGGGTTCAACAGGAGTTGGATCAGGTGGAACCTTTGCTTCAATTTTAGTTAAAGCAACTCGTCTACAAGCCATTGCAGGTACTGACCACCATTGTGCCGCACTATTAGAAGATGCTCCCGCAATATCACCACCAGTTGGATTCACAGATGGGGTTGTGGTTATGTTTGTACTACAATTAACAGAAACACCATTTACGGGACTAACTTCCGCTGAGTTATATGTGGTACCAGTTGTAGATGTACTAGAATTACCATTACCAACCGTTACAATTTCAGTCTCACCCTGTGTTTCAATTATAATTTTAAATTGTTTTTCATCTAATTCACTTATAAGTTTATCACCAAGTTTTTGATTTTTAAACCATTTTTGTACGGTATCAACCCTTCTTTGTGATAATTTTTTATTATACCCTACTGTTGCAGGTGCCGATGCTGAACCTCTCAATGTTAATACAACTGAACCATTCTTATCTATTATTATTTCTTTTAATTTATCTAAGAAAACAGTTTTTAATTTTTCAAAATTATTTTTAATAACATTATTAAAAAATGTTTGCACACCTTCTTTTGTAAATTCTTGAGATCCCACATAAACTTTTGCAGGTGCCTTTGTCACATACGTTGTATTTTGTTTTGGAATATATGAATCGTACCAACTATCAAATGGTTTTGATGAGGTTGTGGCATATGTCCCATAACATTCAGGACAATCATTTTCAAAATAAAATGCGTAATTTATAAATTCTTTTAAAATATCCGAATCTTGTAATGTTGATGTTGCATTTGTTACGGTACTAGTATCCCCAACTTTTAATTGTTGCCCATCAGTACCTGAAGCATCACCCGTAGTAGTTAATTTAGAATCAACAGGTATTTCAAATGCAACCTGACCTAACTCTTCATTTGTTAATCTTGGGTTATTTAATATTTGTTGGTACGTAAATAAATCTCTTGTTGGTATTGTATTAAATTTAATACCCAATTCATACATATCGTATTTTGTACATCCCGCAAAGAATGAATCAACAATTGAATCGACTCTTTGTTTTGCAACACCCGCCAATTGTTTCTGAATAATAGTATTCATAATTGCAGGGTGATCGACAACAATCTTCCAACTTATACTACCCTTTCTTGAAGTGTTCTTATACGTATAAATTGGTTCAGGTCTACCCAAGAATGGAGTTTCTGAAAAGTTAGGCGTACTATCATCACTAAATGAAATATCATATGGTGGAAACCACATGACTCTACCACCGTTTGGTCCTTTTTCACAAACAGGTAAATCATCGTAAGTAAACCCAGGTCTGTCTGAAGTTCTCCACGCTAAGTTCTCAATAGAGAACATATATTTTTTAACTTTGTTGTCAACAATGTTTGTTGATCCCGGATTCTTAAGTGGGGCAATGTTAAGATTATATGTCTTATCTAAAACTGAATATGAGAATTTTCTACCTTCAGTTGTTATACCATCACTTTTTTGTAAGTCAGCATATGTGAAGTAAGGTGTGTCCTTTTGGAACACTCTACAGTACTCAATACCCGCTTGAGATCCATCGGTCTGATCCTTATAAGATAATACCATAGAACCCTTTGTCATCTCTTTGTACCCATCGTTGAATACCTTTGATACTTGGTTAATCGCATTACCTACGTGTTTTAATCTTGCTTGTCCTTGTACTTGATCAGCAGATTCAATAAGTCTTTGTGTTTTATCTAAGATTGAATCCCCTTTGAAATCAATATCCGTTGATTGGTATCTACCATAATCACTTTTAATTGTTTCAAATTCATTATCTAATCTTGTAGGGACCCCACCAGGACCTACTTTAAATCCTGCGTTGTCTTTATATTTTGGTGATGTCCAAACAAATTGACCATCTATACCACCACCATCGGTGTATGATTTCCCTTTTAAACCAAATTGTAATTGAGCTTCATTACCTTCGTATAGAATACCAAGTTCTTGTGGGCCATAAACAATAGTTTGTACTTGTCTACCATTTTTTCCAATTGGAACTTGATTAGCAGGTGAATCAATTTGTGAAGGTTCTGAATTAGGACTACCTACATAATATCCACCACTTTGTGACTTATTTTGATCAAATAATCTATCAATTGCAGTTGTTGCACCTTGTATAATACCTCTACTATATGACGGTCTATATTTGTTGTAATCTAAACTTGAAAATAATACTGATCTTTGTCCAAACCCTGTGTTTGCAACAAATATTTCAGAAGGATTCTTAAATTTATTTAAGATTGGTCCTAAAAATCCACCCGTTAAATTATTCGCAACATTTAACGCCGCCTCAGTTTGTGGGTTATCAATAAATGATTCATTAAAATAATCACCAGGGATAAACGATACGGGGAAGTAAGTTCCCGTTAATCTATTTGCCAATGTAACCGAAGCGGTTATTGGGTTCTCAGGTACCGTAATTCTCCAATTTTTTGTAAAGAATGGTTGTTTACCTGTTGCAACCATACTCGCACTAAACGGGTCTTGTAGTGAATCTAAATTAACACTTCCAACACTAGCTTGTAATATTTCACTTGCAATTCTCTCCTCAAATAAACTTTTAAGTTGAGCAGCACCAATCTTTGCTAAATAGGTATCTTGAGATAATGGACCGTTACTTCCATTTGGGTTATTACTGAAAATTATTTCGTATGGTGAATATGATGATGTTACAAACGTTGAGGGATCCCAATATGGCGTATACATTTTAGGATTACCAACCACATCGGTTATAATAACTAAATCTTTGTATCCACCTTCAGGTCCATAAATATTTTGTACGTATGCGGCATCAATATAAAACTCATTAACTAAATCTAATACTGTGTCGGTAGGTGCGTATGGTCCTGAATTTGAGTCCACAGGTAGTGGTGCTCCCGGCACAGAATATTTCCCATCGTAGCCACCTTCAGGTCCGTATTCATTAAGCGAATACATACTATCGGCAAGTTGATTTGTAGAAATTAAACCATTTGGTGAGTCAATAACATTTGCAACAGATATATTAGTTTCGTAATTAACACTATTACTACTAGGAGAATAAGATCCTGGTACCGAATATGGTTGTAAATTACGGGCTAATAATATATCCCTAAAATTTGACGAAGATGCAAACGATAATGTACTATCTGACATACTTTTTTATTAATAAATACCTTGAGAATTTTTTTATAGAAAACATAATTCTAAGAATTTTCTATTATGGTGTTGTAAGTAACCCTGAGTTTGAAGTTGATGACCATTTTTCAAATGATGCCTTTTTATTAGGGTCTTGTAAAAACCTATTCATATATTTGTTCCATGATTCTTCTTCTTGAGCATTCATTCCAGTTCCACCAAATTCAACAGTATGTTTAACCTCACCACTAACAGTTGTTTTTGTTTCCTTAGAACCACCTGTTTTGAATTGTTCGATAAGTGATTCTATTTGTTTTGTGAATGGTGAATTAGGATCCATCACTATTTGGGTTGGTTGTACACCAAGTGGTGAATATATTTTACTTACCTCATTAGTTACATCCCCCACTGTTTTAACCCCAGCAGTTCCCGCACCTACAACAATATTACCCGCAATTTTTACAAGACTATCTTTAACCGAAGTTAACGATGATTCAACAGTTTCCCAAGTACTCTTACCTTGAAGGAATCTAACCATTTCTTTTTCTAATGGACTAGTCATCTCCGTTGCGGCACCTCTTACATTTTCAGTTGTGATACCTTGAGTTAAATTTGTGGTTGTTATTGCTGCGGCTTTATTTATAACATTATAGAACCTATCCATCGTTGGAGTAGTTGCCTTACCAAGGCTTACCGCCACTTTACTACCACTTAAAGATTTGTTAATTTGTTCTAAAGTAGTTAATTGATCTAAAGCAATTTGTTCAATTGTTTTATCTTGGTTGGCTTGTTGTTCTCTTAATTTAGTAATTTGATCCGCAGTTAAATCTTTAACATTAATGTCATCCATTTTACCCGTAATGTCATTTTTAATTTGGAGTACCGCTTCACCACCTTTCATTTGGGCCATATTAGCAATTAACATTTTATCCTCCTCAGATGACGCCAAACTTGGGAATTTAATTTTACTCATCTTCATGTCCAAGTCCGCACTCTTAATTGACATATTTGCTAATTCAGATGCACTCATACCCATCGCTTCAGCAACTTCTCTTAACCTACGTTTTGCACCAGGTAAAATTTCAAAACCTGAACCATCCGCTTTCAATTTGGTAAATTCTTTAGAAACGTTAATCATTTCTTTTTGTAGTGCTTCAGGATCATTTTGAGCCAAATCCATCGCCTTCAATGGGTCTAATAATGCACTACTTGAAACACCCAAACGTTGTAACGCTGCCGACATCTCAATTGCCTTTTCAGGTGACATTAATTTTTCTGCAAGGTCAAATGTTTTACCCATATCAATCCCTAACATAGTTGCTTGTGAGGCCATCTTAGCCAAACCTTTTACCCCCGTATCAAAATTAAATAAATTAATTTGTTTTAAATTACTAACAACTAAACCTGAAACTGCCTGAACATTAACACCAACACTTTTAGCATAATTTGCAACTTCAGCCATTCTATCACCAACATCATATAGTGACATACCAACACCTTTAAATTCCAACGCTAATTTACTTGCACTTACACCGGCAACATTAGACGCCGCCGCCATCTCAACAAGAGCCTCTTTACCTAATGAAGTATTAATACCCAATTCCTGTGGTATTTCTGTCATCGCCTTTAATGCCTTATCTTCACTAACCCCAAGTTTGATCATTTCAGGTAACGCATCAGCAATAGTTGTCTTCATTTCAGCCATTCTAGCCTGACCAAGACCCAACGAATTTGCCATTTCTTGAGCCTTATCCCTTAAATAATTTGCCCCCGTAAAATTTGTTGGATCCGCAGCGTTTTGAAAGTCCTTAAGTACTTGGGTTAATGCAACTCCATTTTCAGTAAGACTACCTGTAACCTCAGTTATGTACGTGTCTTCAGCACCTAAATTGTCACTAGTAACACTAGATTTTTTAGTACTTTTTTCCCCTTCAGATTTACCTTCATTACGAGCATTAGAAACAATTTTTTCTAATTTTTTAAATTGTTCAGCACTTAAACCTTTAAAATCATCTAATTCACCCATTGTTAGTTTTTACTATAAATATTTAAGTATTAAGTTTTGGGTGTATTTTCCTCCACTATCTTATCTAAAAGGTATCTCCTAATATAGGTTGGGAGCCTTAAGAACTCATTATATGATGTCCTTAAGAATTTTGCCAAGTAATAAAATTCGTCTAATAAAAATTTTGAGTGGTTAGAAGAAAGGCCGAAAAAACTCCACCCCAAAGCTGATGCTAACATCGACTTTTTCTCCTGATGGGGTGTAAACTGTTTTCCTTAGATCCAATCTCGGTTCGTTTTCTTTAAGGAAATTTCTTATGAACTTAGAATCACCAATTGGCATATTTTGACAAAATACACTTATTTCATTTCTATCAGGACTACCATTTAACTCCAAAATAGTTTTATTTAACCTTGTTGTTATTGTTGGTGCGGTATATCCTGCAGGGTATGAGTCAATTATTTTTGCAATTTCAATGGTGTCATATAAACTTAACATTTTAAGTTTAACATCCGCCTTTGATTGTGGTAATTTAATAGTAAATGTTCCATCTTCATCAGGTTGTACTTTAGGTTTTGTAAGATTTAACTCATCCAACATAATAGATGTTTCGAAAGACTGACCATTACTTGGGTCAATAGTTGTAATTTTATATTCAGGTCCAAAAGATGTGTTACGTAAAAATAAAAGTATTGCTTCAATATCACTTTCTAATAATTCTTCAGGTCTAAGATCTCTTTCGTAAAGTTTATTCCTTAATAAAGGTAATACAACACTCTCATTAATTGTCCTACGAGAATCAATATTAACTAATATGTTCTCATCACTTGCGGTTAAGTAACCAACCTTAACACTTTTCTTTTTTGATTTATAGAATAAACCACCTGAAGGTAGTGTTACCACATCATGTGGTAAGTTAAAATCCATTTGCCCATGAGCAGCCGTGTCTTGATCCATTTTTTTATATTTTTTTTTAATTTATTATCGCACAAAAAACCGTATACACTATAAATGTACACGGTTAATATTAAAAGTAAATTTTTTTAGTATACTAAAATACAACGGTCCATACGAATACTTGAAGTGATTCCTGCAATCTTATCAGAGTCATATGATAATGAACCACCATCATATCCTGTTAACCAAGCTCCTTCTAAAATCCATTTCTCAACAACAACTCCTGTTGGGTCTAACATTTCCAAATCCACATTTTTCTTGTATCCTGCAGCATAACCCATACGACCTGTAACAGACTCCGCACATAGACGAATCCATTCCATAACCGCTTGAGAAGCCGAAGGTCCAATTGGATCTCTAAACTTAACTGAAATTTCTTCCCAATTGAATCTACCTGCAACATATGTTTCAGTGTTCAAGAAAGGAATATTAACTGAAGCGATTTTTAATTTAGGTCTCGAAGTACTTTCCACATACCACTCATTAATACCAAGTGATGACGGGAATCTTAGAATCCAACGGTTTTCACGTTTAGGTTCGTAAGGAATAGGCATTTTCATTAACAAATCAGCCATAATTATTTATTTTAGTTTTAAGTTTATTTTAGTTTTTATTATAAATATCACGATAATAAAATTTTTCTATTTACTTCCATTTTTTTTGAACATATTCTTATACTAGACCAGACAAACTAGTTAATATAATTTCTTTTCTCCTCCTGAAGTTAAATAGGTCTTTAATATATTATCTTCTTTTTTATCAAAATGTTTCTTCATAGTTTCTACATTTCTTACATCATCATCTGAAAATCCAATAAATGGTGTAAAGTAGTTACTAATCTTGTTTTTCATAAATGCCTTTTCTTGTAATGAATGAGATAGTTTTCTCACATAACTCACAAATTCCTCCATTGCATTTATTTTTCCTTGTTCAGGGTTAGTTGCGGAACCTTCTCCGAAAGACACAGGGTGAAAACGACACATATCTAAGTAAGATCGTATTAGTTGATCTTTAGATAATTTCTCTTCATCCGCCAAATCTCTATATTTTAAAAGATTTTTTGCTAACTTGTTTGAATCCAAACCATGTTTATTCTGTTTAATTAATCTATAAACACCCTCTTTTAACATGGAAGGTGTATGTCCTCTTGCCGTAACAATTGCAAATATTGACCCATTATTAATTGCCTCCACAAAATCATTCCATGCCGGACCTGTTGGTGCCGTCATTGCATCTTTTAAAAATTGTTTGTCCCCCAATACTCCGAAATCTCTGAAAGGTTCTTTATCGAAAGATACTATGGTATGTCCTTCATATTTAAAAGGTTCTTTACCTATATCAGTTCTATATTCCGCAAAATCTTCTGTTGACATTCCAACACTTTTACCTTTATCATCTTTAAGATAAATTTTTGTTGGCATAAACATAAGATTATCATCCCAGTCAAATGCGTAATATTTCATTACAGGAGTTTGTCTTTCTTCTATGATTTCGCTAATAATTTGTTTAACAATAACTTTATGATAATTTTTCATACACTAATAAATATTAGGAAAATAAAAAAAGGGGAACTAATTCCCCTTTTCCTTTAAATTATTTGTTTGATTAGATATTATCAAACGATGCTCCTGTTGGAGTGATGTAGAATGTTATATCAATAAACTCTAAAGAACGAGTTGGTTTGATATAGATTTTACCTACCATTTGATTTCTGTCTAAGTCTTCAGTGTCACTTGAAACAGTAACTCTAAAGTCGTATAAACCTCTATCTCTTCTGATCGCATCTAAGATCGGATTAACCGCATTTAAGAAGTCTTGTCTTACTTGTTCGTCGTTTTGATCGAATAACAATCTCACAGAAACTGCAGAAATCAATTTACGAGCTTGTAGTAATAATCTTCTTACGTTAATTCTATCAAGTGCAGATTCTCTAACTTGAAGAGTTTTGTTACCCCAAATTACTGTACCTACATCAGAGAAGGTTGCAATTGGGTTGATTCTTCCTTGATAAAGAGTATCTCTATCTTCTTGAGTCAACTTCTTACGTGCTTTGATTGAGTTTACAATACCTCTTGTGTAACCTGCCGCTGCGAACCAAGGGAATGCAATGTTATCGGTCAATGCCAAGTTTCTTGTTACCTCAGCCGTTGCTGGGATATAGATTTGAGTATTGTTTACTGTATCACGAGTTAATACCCAAGGGTAATAAGTTGCCGTGTAGTTAGAGTCAATTCCCGTTTGTTCTAAGTTGTCAACCGCTTCTTGTGGGTAGATTAATCCATCACCACCTGTAGTTGTAGGTAAGAACAAATTGTAGTCAGGTGTTGTTGTAATGTACAATGAGTCAGCTCTGTTGTTCTCAATCATGTCGATTGTTGCCTCAACTAAGTCACTATTATTTACATAATCAATACCAGGTGATACAAATACATTGATGTTCACCGCCTCAGGGTTAGAGAATGTGTTAACCCCTAATAAGTAAGCGTAGTAGTCAGTATTTGCAAAACTTTGTGTTCCATCACCGATTGAGATTTGTTTAAATGCTCCCCATCCTGTTGCTGATGGATATCTTGGTGAAGGACAAGCTCCGTTCAAGAAACCATTTCTACCAAGCACATATCTGTCTCCGTTTGTTCTGTACTCTCTGTAGATATCCCATCCGTCAAAACCACCGTAGAACATTGTTGTGAATTTTCTTGAGTAAATTCTGTAATATGGACTTGTTTCGTTTGTTGGTTCTTGTTGGAATGTAGCATCACCAACGTAGTATTTAGGCGTTCCACTTGTTGTAAATGCCGGTCCGATTTCAATCACACTAGCATCTTTATCCATGTGGAATCCTCTTGTTTGGTATGACCATTCAACCCCATCAACATTACATAAATCGATTGGTGCTCTTTTTCCTTTATATTGGAAGAAGTCAGGGTCAAATCCGATATTGTTAGAGAAACCTAAATAAGTTCTTCTTACATTATCCCCATTTGATCTGATAGCATCATCGTTACCATTTGTGAAACCGAAAGGTGGATCATAAACAATCTCTCCTGGGTAATCATATTTAGTTTTATATACAGGGAATGGAGGTGTTACACCATCGTATTCTCTGAATGTATACCCATCAAAACCACAAGGTAATGAATCAACAGGTGCGTCTTCATTCATTTCAACCATTACAAATTTAGAAATCAATGCGTATTCTCCGTCTAATGAACCGATTTTTTTACCGATAAAATTATTTTGACTTGGATCCATACTACAATTTGTAAATTTCTCTAAAACTGTAGGGTTAGCATCTGAATCATAGAAGTCTCTTACGATTACGTCAAACGTTCCATTGGAGAATGACATATTAATAAGTGAAACTTTAATTTCAGAGTTTGCTGAATTACCATCAGAAATTGAGTAAAATCTGAACAAGTTAAATACTTTAGTACCTCTTAACTCAGAAACAATCCAAGGCGTATTAGGTGATTGGTATCTATCTAAGTACCATCCAATACTATCTTGTTGTCCACTTTGTGCTGAATCTAACGCAATTAATTCTGAACTCAAACCTCTAATGAAACCTTTGTTCCATCCGTAGTTTAATAACGCTTGGAATCTTTCCTCTAAGAATAAAGGAACATTCTTTCTTGGTTTTTGGAAGTTAGTAGATCCAAATACTTTAGAAATGTATTGAGAATCTGAAGTTGCAAATGATGTCTCAAAAGAGAATGAAGTTCCATCATCATTTGTTACATTAACAACGAATGGTAAATATGGGTTTTTAAGAACACCTAAATATTGTCCTGACATATTTAAATTTACGTTATTGATGTTTGTAACTTCAAACACAGGGTTTGTTGAATTTTCATATGTTGCAATACCTCTTGATCTTAATGTACCTACAACTAAATTATCAAACTCAGTGAACGATGTTCCAGTATAATAATAGATTGAACCATTAATTGTACCTGTATAACAATTAGTATTAACTGCGGTTGGTGTAGGTGTTGGTGATGACATAGGTGTTGCCGTAGCACATGGGTTAACTGCCGACGGTGTTGGTGTCGGTGTGAATGCTATTGTTGTTGTTGTTGTAACTGGATTTAAACTTAAATCGTCAACATAAGCAAAGAAGGAGAATCCTGAATAACTTCCATTACCATTGTTAGAAAACAATGAATAATACCAAGGATCATTATATGGTGATTCATAACTAGTTTCAGTACTTGATACTGAAGGTACACCATAAACATTAGTTTCGTTAGTGAATACCGATGATAAAACATCATAATCAGGACCATAAATTGTTCCAAAATAATCAATTGTGTTAGTTTGTGCAGTAAATGGGTTAGCATCTGTTAACACATCAAAAACCATATTATTGATTTGAGTTTCTAGTGTTGATACATCTCCATTAAATTGTTCAAACTGAGTAGTTAAGATATTTTCAATCTCAGCAGGGAAATTAGTTGTATAACTAATTGTTGATTGTGAGTTTGAACACCCTGTAAATTCCACAGTATAAGGTATAATCTTATAATCAGCAGGATCACAATAAGGTAAACAATCAACTATTTGTGGTGTCTCACAATAAAAGTCTACAGTAGTAGGGTCAACATTCGCTTGAGTTATGATAGACCAAGACGGTCCCGCATCATACCCAGAAAGTCCTAAAACTCTCGTTACGAATAATTGATTAGATTGTTGTAAATATGATTTTGCGATATAAGCCGCTTCATACTTAGGGATTTGTGTGTTTATGAATTTTTCAGCGGATGTACCTCCGAAGTAAGTTTGAAATTCCTCATAATTTTTGATGAATATCGGTTCAAAAGCAGGACCCTTTAAAGTTTCACCTGCAATACCTAATGTGGTAACCCCCACACTTTGTGCTACGAAACTTAAATCCACTTCAGAAGTATATACACCAGGTGATACGAATACTTTACCGTTAGTTGCCATAATTTAGTTTATTTTTGTTTTTAATTTTATTTATTATATAAATATTGATAATTCGGGGAAAAACTTTACTTATTAGAAACTATTTATATTTTGGTAGGATTTTATTCTGCCTTTTTTCTACCCTATGGATAAAGATACTAAGAAGATAAAAAACTTGAAGATTTCAGTTGAATCACATGAGACTTTAAAGAAGTACTGTGATAAAAGAGGTATTAAAATGTATCGGTTTTTGGAGAACCTTATTTTTGAAAAATGTAAGGAAAAAAAAGATATATACGGAGAAGATTAAATTAACTCTTCGTTAAACACTATTGACGATGGTTGACCACCAATTTTTTTATCAATTGTTATTTTAATTACATCCCCATTGTTAACTTGTATTTCATTAATATCGTCACCATAATAATCATCATTAATGAATACAGAATAGGTGTCAACATTATCACTATCCATAAAACGCAAATTTACGGTATAATTAAATATTTCCTCCTTTTCTGTGTCAACATCCGAATATACAAAGGTTGCAGTTGGGGGTGAGTTAGGAACTTCTTTTTTAGGTTTTCTTTTTTTGATTTTACTTTCCGTTTCATACATTTGGAATATTCTTGTAACCGCAGGTTGTACCTCAAACTCATCTTCATCTATTAAGAATCCCATCATTGTGAAAGTATATTTTTGAATATAAACTTTTCTTTTTTCCAAATCCATGATTGATTCATCAGAAATATCATCGTTAATGATTGGAATATAATGTCCTTTAATAGTTTGGTAAGATTGTCTTGATGCAAATTTTTCTAATACAACTTGATTGAATTTATTTAATTCTCTCATTCTATTACAAACAATTGCGACGGTATATTTTATATCAACAGGTACAGGTTGTGGGATCTTATAAATATCCATCCCGTGACGTTGTCCATCCCAAGTTGGTACCTTAGCGTAATAATATAATCTTCTGTTTGGAATGTTGTACATAACCGCAGGGTTATTACCATATTTAACCTCAGGTGTTCTGATCACCGTAATGAAAGGTGGTTCAACATTTTTATCAATATTTGAAAAGTCCCATGTTTCAACAAATTGAGACCAATTTTGTGTTGTTATTAAAACATCCACCATTGGTACCGTTTTTCCTTCAACTACGGTTTTAAGTCCGTCTTTAACAAAATCTAAAAACCCTCTATCTAAATCGGCATGTAATAAACTTTTAGGTAAATAAGTACCGTCTTCCGAAATCATATTGGCAATCTCATGTCTTCTAGGAAGAAGTGTCTTCTTAGGTATTAATGATATGTCTTTTTTTATTTTTTTAGGTAACCCCATCTTAGTTTATTAAAAATATTTTATCTTTAAGGTTAATCATCTCAACTTCATTCGCATTAAAAATTGGTTCTTCAGTATCTTTTACAACAAAGGATTCGTATTTGTAAGGGTTATAGGTAATCACATTATTTGATTCAGGTTCAGGAATATCATTACAAGGAAACTCACAATAATCTTCTAAATATCCAATCACAAATGCGTGTACATTCTTTCTCGTTTCTTTTCTTACTTTTTGTTTACCACCTTCTCTAACTCTAAATTCAACGTCCGATAATTTTAAATAGTCTGCCTTTAATACAACTAAACCTTTATACGTTACGGAAAATACGTGTCTATGTAAGTCATAGTAACACATTACTTTTTTACCAATTAAATCGTTAATATTACTTTTTAACAATTCTTCTTGTTCCTCAGTTATTATTATTCTCATAATCCTCTAAATTCGTTTGGTCCAACAGGAGATCCTATTATTGTTCTATAAAAAGGTTTATACCCTTTATAAGTATGTTTTATATCCGAAGTGACACGACCATCATTAACCACCGTGTAGTATCTTACAAAACTTTCCGTATCGTAATACCCAATATAATCACCGAATTGAATGTCTATTTCTAAGTCCTCTAAAGTTTTTAAATAAACGGACATTGTAATATTACCAGGTTCAAACTGATCCATTTTAGTGGAACCTAATAATTTGTTTTCAGGTGCCGCAATCCCCACATACGCATTAAACTCAACAGGGGGTAAAAATTTAATACCATCTTTAACTGTTTCACCATATACGTCGTCAATTTTGGTTTTTATTTTATCAACTCTATAAAGTACACAAGTGTAATTCATATCACCAATTAACCATTCCTGACCCATCTCAACCTCAAGGTTAAAATCGTTCTCACCAAAAAATTTACCTAGTCTTGTTATAGGAACTCTATTCGCCATTTTGTCGTATTTATTGATAAATATCTTTTTTATTGTTATTTTTATAAAAAACAAAATTTTGGAAGTTACCCCATCACTAATAGAGCATAAAGCTTTGTCCTTATTGGACTCGTATTCGGGTGCCAACAATCACATATTGTATCTAAAAACAAAAAAAGAAACAAGTAAAAAGTTTTATCCAACAAGAACTCAAGCAGATTACATTATAAATTATTTTGATACAACACCTAAGGTTGCACGTAAGTGGGTTGATCTTGACACTTATTTCGCAAAGAAGTTTGCTGAAGAAAGATACTTGATGGAAACCCCTGAAAAAATTTACATTGAGAAATTATTAGTAGAAAAAGAAAAATCATATCATATTTGGGGTAAGTTTTTTGATAAGGATCCTTTAACAGAATTTTGGGTACCTAAATCTTCGTTAATTAAAACTCACAATGTCGAGAAGGTTGAAGTTGATTATTCTAAATATGATCACCGACCACCATTGGAACATCAAAAAGAGGCGGTAGAAAAATTGGCAGGATCAAGACGATTCATTCTTGCTGATGACATGGGTCTTGGTAAAACAACCGCAACAATTATTGCGGCTTTAGAGACAGGTGCAAAAAAAATATTAATTATTTGTCCTGCATCGTTAAAGATAAATTGGCAACGTGAAATTGAAAATTATTCAGATAGACCTGTTTATATTGCAGAGGGGAAGAAATTTTCAACTGAGTCTGATTTTGTGATTGTAAACTATGATATCCTAAAAAATTTCCACGACATTGACCCAAAAAAGAAAGACGGATCAATATTAACACAATCAAACTTTGACCTTGTTATTTTAGATGAGGCACATATGATCTCAAATCCTCAAGCTCAACGAACAAAGATTATAAATCATTTCGTTAAAGATATTAAAAGAGTTTGGTTGTTAACTGGAACTCCGATGACTTCTCGCCCAATGAACTATTATAACTTACTGAATATTATTGAATCACCTGTTGCACAGAATTGGATGGCTTATGCTATTCGTTATTGTCAAGGTTACCAATTTATGGCAGGTAAAAGAAAAGTTTGGAATGTAACGGGAGCATCTAATTTGGAGGAGTTGAGAGATCGTACTTCAAAACAGATACTTCGAAGATTAAAAGAAGACGTGTTAGATCTTCCCGATAAAATTATTTCCCCTGTCTACCTTCGTTTGAAATCTAAAGACTATGAGGAATTAATGGGGGAGTATTATGATTGGTTTGACAATAAAAAAGATGAGTCATCATCTCTTACTGTTCAGTTCTCAAAATTAATGAAAGTACGTAAGGTTATTGCAAATGAAAAAACAAAACAGACAATTGAATTTGCTGAGAATATTATTGAACAAGGCAAAAAAGTTATAATCTTCACTAACTTCACTGATACTTTACAAACAATCTATAATCATTTTGGAAAACAAGCGGTTTATTTAGATGGTAGTTGTTCCAAACCTCATCGTCAAAATGCGGTTGATGAGTTTCAAGAGAACGATAAAATTAAAGTATTTGTTGGGAACTTAAAAGCTGCGGGTGTTGGATTAACTTTAACTGCCGCTGAGGTTGTGATTATGAATGACCTATCATTTGTTCCCGCCGAACACGCACAGGCCGAAGATAGGGCATATCGTTATGGTCAAAAATCAAACGTACTTGTTTATTATCCATTGTATGAAAATACAATAGAAGGTGCGGTTTATGATATACTAAATCGTAAAAAAGAAATCATTAGAACCGTTATGGGGGATGAACAACCCGAAAATGTTGGTGATGTTGTTGAGGAAATACTTGGTTTAATTAATAAGAGAAGGTAAATCTTTTTGTTAATGATAATATTTATCATTAATGAAAGTAAGCATCAAACGTACAAATTCAGGACTTGATCCAAAGTATAACGAGTTAATTCACACCTTTATTAAATTCTTACAAAAGAATTATCAATTAAGGGACAATATTACTATTGAATTTGTTGGTGAGAAAACAGGTGGAATGTCCACAGGTAGTCATCACCCTGAAAATGGAATCAAAGTTTTAACTGACGGTAGATTAAATCGTGATATAATGAGAACATTAGCTCACGAGTGGGTTCATGCCTACCAAAGAAATGTTCTTAAAAGAGAACAAGGTCCAAACATTGGTGGTCAGAATGAAGATGAGGCAAATGCTTATGCTGGTCGACTAATCAAAATGTTTGAAGAAGAATTCCCACAATTTAATGAATTTGTTTTTGAAGGTTTAAAAGGGATTAACAATAAAATTAATCTTATTAATGAACAAATTCTATTATCAGAAAAACAAAATATCAAAAAAGATTTTATAATGGAGATGAAAAAAATTGGGATTGAGAAATTACCATACTCCTATTCATCAATGAAACAATTTGTGGATCCTGAAACTATGGACATCCATTATAACAAACATTATAAAGGTTATGTTAAAAAATTAAACGACGCACTTGCAAACAAAAAGGGTGATGTTGAATTGGAAGACATAATTAAAAACATCAGTAAGTACGACACTAAAGTTAGAAATAATGCCGGTGGAGCATTTAACCACGCTTTATTTTGGAAAATGTTAAGTCCGACTAAACAGAAACCAAGTGGTGAAGTATTTGATAAAATTGTAAAACAATACGGAAATATTAAAAAATTAAAAGATGAATTTAATCAAGTGGCTAAAGATCGATTTGGATCAGGATGGACTTGGTTAATTTTAACTAAGAATAATAGATTAAAAATTATTTCTACACCTAATCAAGATAACCCATTAATGAATATTGTTAAAGATGGTGGTTATCCATTATTAGGTCTTGATGTGTGGGAACACGCATACTATCTAAAATATCGTAATAAACGTGACGAATATATTAATAATTTTTGGAATCACGTTAATTGGGAATTTGTTAACGAACTATATTTGTTAAGAACAAAATAATAAGATATTTATAAATAAAACTTATATGTCGATAATTAGCGAACCAGAAAGAAGTGACCTATACAAAAAAGTGAAACACGTTTTAGGTGCCCCACTTAGAAGTATAGAATTGGAAGAGGAACAAATGGACACTCTTCTTGAATTTTCTATTGATGAATATTCACAATACGTACAAGATTGGTTAACTGAATCTCAGTGGACTAATTTATATAACTTAAACATGGACACACAATCATTATCAAAAGCGTTCACAACAAGAAGTTTAGATTACGAAACACGATACACTTATGCGTATTCTAAAATTGTAGGTTTACAGGCAGGTGGAGATTCGGTATTGAAAAAAGATTTTATACAATTAGTTCCTAATCAACAAATATATGAAATTCCTGAAAATAGAGAATTAAATGAATTGTTATGGTTCACACCAGCAACTTTAAATAGTTCAATGTTTGGGGCAGGATTTGGATTCGGAGAATTTGGTGGTGGTATCGGTGGTGCGGGTGGATTCGCACAAATGGGTAACATGGCAGGAAGTTATTTTATGATGCCGGCATTTGATATGTTATTGAGAATGCAAGAGATAAACATCCAAAAAAGAATTATTTCAGGTGATTTAACTTATAGAGTAACCGCATTACCAGGAGGTAAAAAGGCAGTTCACTTAATGAACACACCCGGAGGTAAATTTGATTTCGGTAACTCAACTTTAATGAAAGGTAGAGTTTGGTATTGGTACTATGATGTTGGACCTGAAGATAGAGATGAATGTTTAAAAAACAATCCTGATATTATTAAATTACCTTCTGACGTACCATACGAAAAGGTTAGTTGGGTGGATCTTAATAACCCAGCACAAATTTGGGTTAGAAGATGGTTTATTGCTTATTGTAAAGAAACATTAGCGAGAGTAAGAGGTAAGTTTAGTGGTAATCTTAAATCACCTGATGGTGATTTAACTATGGATTATGCTGCATTAGCAACCGAAGCAAAAGACGAAAAAACAAAATTGATTGATGAGTTAATTGGTGCCGAAGGTAGACTAACAAGGTTGAAACCTGAAAAAGTAATGGAACGTGAAGCATTAATTGCTGAGAATTTAAATAAGTCACTTAAGTTTAGGGCAATGCCAAGACAAATATACGTTATTTAATATGCCAATAATTAAAGAAATACCAATAAGAAAGACTATAATGAAAGAAAATATTGTCATAGAAGATAATACCAAGTACGATAATTTAATTCTATTTGAAAAACATTATACCACAAATGGTGAGGATCTTATTATTGTTAAAACAATTGGTGGATCAGAAATTTTATTAAACTCTGAAACCACCAATCGTGTTATTATAAAATCATTGGTTAGTGTTTTAATTAAACCTAACACAGGTAAAATTGATGAGGAGTGGGATGAACTATTGTTAGAAAAAGGGGCTTGTGTCCAATTTCAATTTGTTCAGGGTAACTGGTATGTGCTTTCGTCCGATGGAATAAAAATTTCCTAAAGTATTTTAGAACCTTTAGTCATATTATCTTTAGACCATAAAGGTTGTAAGTTACTATAATGACATAATTTATAGATCTCTTCCTCTGTTTTTGCCGAAGATAATGGAATTATATGGTCAATATGCCAACCATAAAAACTTTTATTATCCCAAGTCATTCCATCTGTAAATTTACTTTCCAAATATTCTTTTAAAAATTTAATATCACAACCTAAATAATCCACTGACCTATTATTTTTAACATATCCATAGTCTCTAAAAATATCTTTTAATCTATTCCTATAATTTGTTTTTAATTTAAACAGAATATCTTCATTATATTTTTTTTTAAAATAGTTTGAGTGATAATCTCTAACCTTATCTTTATTTTTATTTTTCCATTTTTTTGTATATTCATAAGATATTCCATGATTCTTATCAAGAAAATTTTTTTGAATATCTTTGTATTTTTTATCGTTATTTAACCTCCAAGTGGTTGAATTTTTATTTTGACAAATCTTACAATTACTTCTTAATTTATCTTTACCATATGAATTTTTATAAAACTCACAAACATTTTTTATTTCTTTACACTTACTACAAATTTTTGTTTCCATAATATTCTCTAACTAATTTTTCTATTATGCGGGAAACCATTATCTTTTCTTCTTTTATTTTATCATATAAAATTCTATCAAGACTAATGCTAACTTTAACTTTTTTTTCTTCTTTATTTTTTTTAAGTCTTCCCATAATAATAAATATATAGTTTTTTATAAAAATACTACTTTTATACGTATTCTTCCCATCCTTCTTCTGCCAATTCATACATATAATTTGGGTCAATACCAACCGATTCCCAAAATTCTACTTCACCTTGTTCCATCTTGATTAAGTTTTCATAAACATCATCTTGGTCCGCAGGGCTAAATGGTTTACCGTTAATCAATTTACATTGGTCCGTAGTGTAGAAACTTCTATCTTCAGGATCCTTAACTAATAAAGTATCTCTAACCTCGTCATCAAACACAATCATCAAAGGTTCAACTCGTTTATTAAAAGTTGCAATAGCTCTTTGTATATTATATTCACCTAACATCTCAGGGTTATTTTCTAAATCAGATGGTTCAATTCGATAACAATTTAATTGGACAACTGATTCTGTACTAGTAAGTCGATATGCTAAATCTGTTGGGATTCCTGTATTAGCCTCCTTGTTTTTGGCATCGCTACGAACCCAATTATCTTCAGACCAAGATTTCTCCCAACCATTGTTAAGTAAAAACTTTTCTTTCTGTTTATATTCTATATTACTTCTTGAACTATCTGAAAAGAACAAGTCAATTTGTTCTTGTGACCAACCTTTTTTTGGTTGGTTTACTTTCTGAACATCACCATGAGACGCCTTTGTTCCGTTATTAACATATAAAATCATATCTCCAAGATTTGCTTGTATTCCATCTTTTATAAGAAGTTCCATGTGGGCCATTCTTGAATTAAGACTACCTGCCTTTGTAGTTTGTTTACTACGTTTGATGTAATCATCAATACTCAATTTAACTTTAGCCTTGGATGCGATCTCAGCCAAAGGAATTTTTTGGTCAAATATCTTTTGAATGTACTCATAGTACCATTCAATAAATTCTTTTCCCTCACCTCTAAGTAATTGTTTAACGCCTTTATCCAAAAACTTCTCAATGTATTTTGGCATTTTTTTGGATTTAATACTATTACCCGTTAGTTTAACTTTACCATTGTGTTCCATCGTTGCGTAGTTCTTACGAGCCAAGTTAATACAAGAATCCCAAGTACCATCACAATCAAGTCCCATCTCACCTTTCATAAAGATATCGTTAAACTCTGCAACATCGGCATCATAACCACGATATTCTTTACCCTCTTTAACCAACCAATTTTTTCCTTTACCAATATAAACTCTATCATCAACACCACCCTCAGGTAATGAGAAGTTCATACCATCGGTGTCACACACCAAAGGACTATATCCTCTCTTACTAAAGAAGTTTAACATTTGTCTTAAGTATTGTCTACCTGTACAAGTGATCTGTTCCCCCATATCAATATCGCCCCACGGAAATACTTGTGGTGCGGATAACGATCCGAAGAACGCATTAATAAAGATCTTAATAGGTAATTGTTTACGGTCATAAGATGTTGACTTCTTCTTATCGATAGTCTTATATTCCGCAGCCAAATTCTTGTACATAATACGAGAGTTACGGAAGTAAGTTAATAACCCCTTCATTGCTCCCGTTATATCACACTCAGGGAACACGTCGTGAACTAACTGAATGGATGGGTATAGTGAAGAGTAGTCAAGTTTAAGTACGTCCTTAGAGTACCCTACTTTTAATAATCGTGATAGACCACCAACAAAACTTCTTCTTTCTTCTTTCTTGGGGATTGCCAAACCATATTTGTATGACCAAGCCAACATTACCATTTTCCATAATGTTGCGGTACCCATTGTTGATGCTCTCTCATATGTTGTCGGAACTAAAGATGCTAATAGAAACGTTGCTTGGTTGAACTCGTCATCCACAATCAACGTTTCCTCAAGGTCATCGTCAAGGTAACGCTCAACTATGTCGTCCCCCGTTGTTTTAAGATAAACATCTCCTCGTCTTACGCATATCTCATCCACCTTTGGGTCAATACCAACTTTTTTGTATTTACCATTTTCAGTATTTAACCAATACTCATCTTTCTCTGCATACATTGGGCCAATACTTGTGTGGTCAATGTAGATACGATCAGGAGCTTCTGCATCAATATACTTGGTAATATATTTCAAACCTGCCTCTTTAATGTTTGAGTTGATTGCTTGTGATCTACGAACTGAATGGATAATGTCAATTACATTATAACCCCACATTTGGACTTGATTAAATCTCTCAACCTCATTCGCCAACTTTAACATTGATTCTTTCTGTGAGATTGTCTTCTTAGCATTCATTGAGATTGCGATTCTCTTAATATCTAAATTTAGAGCCTTACATCTTTCGAATATCCAAAACCAGTCAAAGTTTGCTGAGTTATAACCCGCAATGATTGATGGTTTAAGTTGGTCTATTGTTCTGAAGAATTCCACAATACCTGCTCGTTCCTCATCTTCGTTTGAACATTCGATAACTTTTTGGAATCCTTTATTTGTTTTCATTCCAATCATAAAGATACGACCATCCTTAGGTTCTAATGCGGTCGTCTCAAGGTCAAATACAAACCTCGTAATATCATTGTATTCCTCAAACCCTTTGAACAATCGTTTCTCTTTTGAGATGAGGTATTGTTCTACAGGTGATACCATTAGGATTTTATCTTTTGCCTTTTCTCCCCATGGATCAATCCCACCATCACGGAAGAATTGAGTTAAAGAACGATATCCTTTAATAGATTTAACCATAAAGGTCAACCCTTCTTCTAATCGTTTATTACCATCTGTTCGGAGTTTTTCTATGAGGATACCATATTTACCCATGGCCTGTTTTTGTAAGGCCTTGGATCCTTCGTAAAAGTTAAGACCACGTAGATCACCAACCCAAGCAAACGCAATGAGTGAATCCTGTTGTATAATCTTACCTTTACCGGGAACTTCTTTAATTTTGAAAATGTGGTCTGATATATAATCAAACTCTACGGAAACAATATGTTCCTCAGGATCGTTCCCTTCTAGGAAACTTTTAATTTCTTCTTGTGATATCATAATACTTTTTGAGTTGGTTCATTGGCTTTCGTGTACAACGAAATTTACCTTACACTCATAAGTATATCAAAAAATTAAACTGATGTCAACCAAATTTATTAACAAGGAGGATTTAATAATGTGTATTCGGTAATATAACCTGAGTTATCAATAACAACCCAATGTAATTCTGATAACGGTGTGACTCCCCCTGTAGTTACAATATAATTTCCTGGTTCAAATCGGTAATTATAATCATAATAATAACCAACATATGTACCAACTTGTAATGGTAGATTAGTTAAACCGATAATTCCAGACCAACTAGCTCCCCCATTGTAAGTTTCACATACAACAGTTTCTGAGGATAATGCATTAGGTACGGTATCTAAATTGGTGAATGGACCATCTAATGTATATCTATAACCATATTGAAAAGTTACATTATCATATAGACCTGTAGTTGTAGTTGTTGTTAAATTTTGGGTAGTAGTCGTAGTAATTGGTTCAGGTGTTGGAGTTGGCGGACAACAAGCCCTACAACTAGGACAAGGAGTTGTGGTTGTTGTGGTTGTTGTCGGGATACTTGCACAACAAGGAAAATCAACAACATAACAAGACTCATATGGAAGATCATCAGCAATGAAACTTTCCTGTACATTAATATAAAGTTTTTCTCTGATTGGTAAAATTAATGTACCATCCGAATTTCGTAATAAAAATTGACCTTCATATCTACCAACCTTTCTTGTATCATTTGATGTGAATTGATAATAAACATAATACTCATACTCAGCATTCGGGTCCATTAATGTTTTCTCAACAAATCCTGCAGGTCTAGTAACAATTCTTGGAATTCCCGTTTCAGTGTCTACCATAGAAAAGAAGATAGAAGCTTCCTCGATCATTTCCATCATCTTGTTATAATCACTTCTACCGTCCTTAACGACTTGCATCTTTAAAACGGGCAACGTAGCATTTTTCTTAATGTAAAATTCCATTATTTGATTTTACAATAAATATTGCAATTAACATTCTTTTCTCAATTTACCATCATAAAAATCAAATCTATTGTGATCAGTTGGTGTTGAAAGTAATACGGAACCTTTTATATTACCCTTTACAGTTTCTTGATAACAATGGGACATAAGAGTTTGTTCGTATGGCATACTAAATTTTGTTTTAAGATAACATTTATAGTTACCTTCTCTTGACATAACTATTGGCCAATTACATAAATAAATTTCACCTGTTGCATATGGAATCCCATTGTAAGATTTGATGTGTTTAAATTCTAAATTAGGTGAGTTAGGATCTAAACCATGTTCCGGTAATCTTGGGTTATTTATCCAATGAGATTCCCTAAAAGATTGTGGGACATTATACCAAGACCATTGTTTAGTATGACTACCATAAAATTCTGTAAAGTTTAACTTTAAAAAATCAAAATTTTCATCCTTAACAATTTTTAAACTGTTATCAAATATGTTTTTAATTTTTCTAATAAAACCATTATTACAAGTAACTTCAGAACCATTATAAAAAAACATATCGTCCTCAAAAAAATAATAATGACTTAAATTATTTTGTTCATCAAAATGTTCCGCAATAAATTGTCTACCACCTGTTATACCAATATTATCCTTTTTAATATGTTCAAAACCATATTGATCACATAACTCAACATATCTTTGAGTTGTGGATAAATCAGTTGAATTGTTAAGTAAGTATTTTTTAGTTTTAGTTAAAAATGACTGGTCATATTCTAACATAGATTCAATAAGAGTTTCAAATTGTTTTGGGGAATTAAACGTAATTACATATAACCCAATATCGCTACCAACACCGTTAATTTTTATTTTAGTTTCAACATCAATTGGTTTATCAAATTGAGTTAAATTTTCAAAAAACGGCCAAACTAAACCATTACTTTCAATTTCAAATCTATGAATTAACTCAGGATATTTGTGACATAAAATAGTGAATAAACATTCGTCGGCACCCATTAAATTATCCTTTAATGTTGATTCCATTATACCATAATATAATGAATTTATATTGTTTATTGTATCTTTATGACCACCAAAGAATCCTCCTCTAGCAACGTATTTAACAAAATCAGTATTACAATATTTTGCCATACTTTTTCGTTCAAATCCGTGAATCTCATCATTGTATTCATATGGGTATGTTATATGAACATATTCTTTACCTAAAGATAACATATAATTTTCTAAATTATCTAAGACTTTTTCTTTAGTAAAATACCCACTATCAACTGTATTTGTTAAACCACCATCAATCCAAAAAAAGTATTCAGAATTAAATGGATTAACAATTGAAGAATCATTTAACATAAACATTTTAGTAAACATCATTGGGTTATAATATTCTAATGATGCCTGAGGAGATTCTCCTAACCAACCAGCAAAATTTTTCCAACTGTCTGTATTACGTATTTCTTGGATCTTATCAAAGAAAGGATTCCAAGATTTAAAGTCTTCTAAATTTTTAATAAATATTTTTGTTGGTTTATTCCCTCTTATTTTTAATACCTCTTCCTCTAAATCTTTAGGTATCCAAATACACATCTGTACATCTGTTTCTAAAAATTCAAAAAATCTATTTTTATAATATTCAAAATCTCTTTTTGCCCAACCATCAAGATTACCTCTACCCATATCCCACAAACCAGTTACCATAGTAACATTTTGTTTTTTATTTTGTGATTCATAAACAGATTCTTTGGGGTATAAGAAATGATCCCCTCTTTGTTTTAAGTCAATATCGTTTATGTAATTACATTGTTCACAAAAATCATCTAATAATTTTTGAGATTCCTCATAGGTATATTTTTCCCACCAATTGTTCTCAAATTCAATAATTGGTTTTTGTTTTAAATTTTTTATTGTTTCTGTAAACCCTTTTAACACAAATAAATCTTCAGTTTCCGTATCTATTTTTAAAATGTCAATTTTTTCTAAATTATACCTATGGTTAATATTATCAAAAAAATTAGTATTGATATTAGAATTTTCATCATAATTAATTTTAGATAAACCTAAATTGTAATTTTGGGTACCAACACTGTTTTCTATTTCGTATTGAAATGCACTATCATTAATTGTGAAACCTTTTACTCTATCTGACATTGCAATATTCTCAACCGTTATATGAGGTTGGTTTGAATATTTTTCATCTAAATATTTATATAGTTCAGGATGAACCTCAAATAATATCGCTCTTTTAATATCCAAAGATTTATTTAATTCATCAAAATAAGTCCCACTATTTGCTCCAACATCAACCACAACTAAATCTTTTTTATCTTTTAGTTTTGATATTAATACACCTGTGGCACTATATATGTGCATTTTTGAGTGATCATCCCATATTTTAATCTCATTATAATATTTTGTTTTTTCCATATATTTTGTATTTTTATACGTTACCAATATTTATATTTTGAATATGGGAGAACGATGTTACCACATATTCATTATTGTCTTTATTAGTTTTAAACTTTATTCTAGTTGATTTAGGTAAATCAAATGCTGGGTTAGATTTAAATGTATGTTCATTACAAATGAATGAAATTTTACTTTCATCCACACTAATAATATTTTTTACAAGTTCAGTAACATCCATTATTTTATCTTCAAAAACATCTAACGATCTTCCCTCATCTCTTTGTTCTGCAAAATACCCAAATTTCGCATCAATAATTTCTATTTTTAAGTTAGATAAATCAGTACCATCATAAAAGTATTTTGGAATAACTGTATAGTACGGATCCCATTCAAAATGAAACATTTCATATGGTTTAATACTTTCTTTAAAATTATTTGCTTCATGTAACCATGCCTCGCATGACCATCTTGATCCACCATAATAATCATTAAAAGGGATATTTTTTTGTACGTGTGTTGATTTCGTCCACCAAAAATTACCCCACCACCAATTACCATTATTTGTTACACCAACAGTATCGTATTCGTCTAATTGTTTTACACATTTTTCCCAATTATCAATTAAAAAATATTCCAACATTTCAACCCAATTATTAATACCGTCAAATTTTAAATTACTAATTTCTTTTGTGTCAAAATTTTTGTATTTATTAAACACTCCTTTAGTGTGGAAATACAAAATTTTATAATCATCTCGTAATCTACTTAACTCATCAACTTTTCTCAATGCCATTATACCTTCACCCCAATTTATATCTGTATATTCAACAATATATTTAGGGTACTTAATCATAATATCGTCTAACTTATCTTTTAAGGTATTTGTTGTGTCCGTAACAAAAAGATATAATTCGTCCGCAGATTCATATAAACCTGAATCATAAACTCTTTTAATTTGATTGGTTAATTTTTCTTCCCAATCATTAATCATAAAACAATATGAAATAACCGCTACCATATATTACATTTTTTTAAAATAATCCCCAATACTAAATTTGGTATTGGTATTTATTGATCCTTTATCGTTAGGTATAAATTTATTTATATCAACTAACCTAAAATCTATTGATACTCTAGTTTTACCACTATTATTTAATTTATTACCGTGAATTTTATTAGCTCCATCAAAAACTAAAATTTCACCATAATTTACACAATACGGATAATAATCACCTTTATCCTCCTTACTTTCACACCATATCGTATTTTGTTCGTTAGTGTCCATAAAGGGTAACCAAAAATTAACTTCAGTTATTGAATGATTATATGTCTTATCTTTGTGCCACTCCCCCACGGCAACATTACCATCGGATAATTGTACTCTAAATGTTGGAATACTTTGGTATATGATTTCATCATATTCAAAAGTTTCTTTTAAGTGTTTAATTAATTCCAAATATAGAGGTTCTACTTTTTCTTTAAACTTAGTATAGTATTTTTTATGCCAAATTGTAGATTGATCATCTTCTCTCTTAAGTAAATCATAATTTTTTATTAAGTGAATGTCTTCTAAATCAAATTCATTAATATCTAAAATCTCCCTAATTATTTCCTTAAACGGGAATTTGTTCACATCGTATTGTATTTTATATGGGGTTGAGAGGTACATATTTTATTTTTTTATGATCACACTAGTTATACTCCAATCGGGTCTGTTTTGATATATCTCAACCGATAAGATATTCTCATTTAAATAAGTGATGTCATCTTCAGTTAAATAATCAGATTGTATTTTACCCGTTGATATGAAATTTTTTAACATATCTAATGTTATTGTTTTTGTTGGGTCTCCCCACCCACACCAATCCTTTTCAGGCATCAGAGCTTCTAAACTAGTATGTAAGTCCTCAAGTACATATATTCCCCCTGACTTTAATGTTTTAAATAATTTTGACAATGTGATTTGTTGATCGTACATTCTATGTGAACCATCATCTAATATAACATCAATTTCATTATATTGGTTTGAGAATGATTCCAACATTTCAGGATTTGATTGGTCAATATTAATTAACTCAATACGATCTAAATTTTTATCACCTAAGTTTTTTTCACAGAAAGGTAAATTATTATCTAACCCTAAAACTTTTGAATTTTTAAAATAGTCTCTCCACATTAAAATAGATCCTCCATGATTTACACCGATCTCAACAAATGTTTTAACTTTTTCTTTAATAGGTAAAAATAAATCATCATAAATCAATCTTAAATAATTGTGTTCATAATGTTTATCGGTATCATAATATTCTACAATATCAGACAATTTTTCACCATCAGGTATTTCTATATTAAAAATATCATAATAACATTTATCAATAGTTCTATTTGGTAACATACCGTAAGAAAAGGCATGAAATATAAAATTTTTATTTATTTTATTTTTATACTCATTCCCATTTAATACTTTATTTGTAATTAATTTAATATTTGATTTAGAATCAACCATAACATCCATTAAATGCCCAAAACAAGTTTGGTCGTGCCATAATCCCGTTTTATAGTATCCAAGTTCATTATTTGGTCCACCCAATAAATTATCACCTAACTCCCACCATTTATTCATTACTTGTTTTGTCCAATCCGAATTTTTCATCAAGAAAACGCCCGCATTTAATTTACTAGGTCCGTAATCTTCAGTACATATAATATTGTAATCTGGGTCAATAAAATCTTCTATACTATAAGTAAAATCACATACTATCGCATCCGCATCTAAAAAAAGAATGTAGTCAGGGTTATATAATTCAAAAACCTCATTAATAAATTTTGGTTTATACCAAGTTGGGGATCTTCCCTCTAATGCGGTTTTTATTTTATTATCATCAGATTCTAAATGATAAATGTATCCCTTTTCATCACAATATTTTTTATTTATTTCTTTTGTGAATTTACCATAACTAAGGTTAGTGGTAAAAAATTGAGCAATAACTATTTTCATATTATAAATTACCTGTTAATCTATCACACCACCCTTTTGATATTGAGTGAGGCCATACAACCCAATAGGTTGGTTTATCTGTAGCATTAAATTCTCTCCATACTTTACAATAACCATCAGGATCATTTTTCATCCTATTAATTTCATTAATATCGGCATCTAATCTATATAACGTTTCATCTTTTGAATTATGGAAGGCAACAACCCAAAAATCATAATCGGGTTCAGGTACACTACCATAATGAACATCAATACAATGTTTAAATATTGAAGAAAAGGAATCTTTCCATTCTTCTTCTGAACTATATGTATAAGGATTTGGTGGGTATTGTTTATCTAATGTGTATTGTTGTACCGCTCTTTTTGAGAATAATACACCAGAATATTTTTCATAGTCTTGTACTGTTCTTTCAGTACCTAATCCATAGATACCAAAGTCACTATCAGGAGTTTCACCATCAACACCTAATAATTGTCTATTTTTTTGGTGACATCTTTCGTTTCGTTTTCCCCAATCTTTATCATCATCCCATTGTTTTGTTCTACCCTTACGAGTATATTCGTGCCAAATGACCGTTTTATGTGGGTGGAATAGATCATATCCGTGAGTATATGCTCTTACTGCAATTGAGATTTCTTCTCCATGAAAATAAAACTCAGGATCATGTTGTACCTCAGTTGAAAATTGACCTAAAGTAAAACAAAAGTGTGCCGAATAAAATCTTGAGGGAATTGGTTCTTTTAATTTATCCCAACCTGGTATTGTTTCAGGTAAAAAGAAAACACAACCTTCAGGTGTAAATCTATCGAAAGACATTCTCCACGGCTCCTTAACTCTACCTTGTGGGTCATTATCGGGATCAAAAGAAGAAACATATCCTGTTAATAAAGGTTTTTTGTATCCTTTCTTTTGTAACTGTTTAATCATTTTAATTAAAGTGTCATCCCAATCCTTTTCAAACCTCATATGTGAGTCAATCTGTAAAGTATATTCTTCACCTTCATATACTTGTTGAGTTAAATGTCTTGCCCAACAAACACCTGTCGATTCCGTATATGGAATATTTAAGATTCTGAATCTATCATCATTTTCATATTCTGACAGATCATCAAAACCATCTTCAGGGTGGAATTGTCTTGCAATACCAAGTCTAATGTTTTTTGGTTTTTTTGCCTTTTCCAACATATCTTTAATTGTTGGTATTAATTGTGGGTCCCTATAGGACGCAATTTGTACAAATATTCTCATATTTCTTTTTTAAGAAAAAAATACTGTAAAAAAAAATAAAGAAAACACTTAATTAGTTATCATTTACAAGGGAAAGATACATTACATGATGCACAATTGTTTGTTCCCGACCAATCTATCCCAGCACCAACTGCAGTTCCTGTTGATGTTGATATTGTTGTCCAACATTGACTACCTTGAGTAACAATTTGACCCGCAATGGTTCCTACTGGTAAAATAATTATTCTGTCGGCAAGAACTCCACAACAGTGTGCAACTAACCATTTAACACCACCTGTTGTTGTTGGTGTAATTGTAGGTGTTGGAGTTGGCGTTGCAGTTTTCGTAGGTGTTGGTGTCGGTGTTGGACATGGGTTTGTAGTCAGACAAGTAGCACAACTACTTCCGTATGATACATTATTCCAAGTTAATGTTGCAGGTCCTGCAATTGTACCAGAAATTTGATAACAGTTATTATTAATGTCAGTAACTACGTCACCGATCGCAAATGATGACGGTAAACTAATAATACCATCAGGGTCCGCATTACAACAAGGTTTCACAAAGAAGAATGAGTAGGATGTGGTTGGTGTTAGAGTTAATGTTGGTGTTAATGTTGGTGTTGAAGTTCTCGTTGGTGTTGGTGTTAATGTTTTAGTTAGTGTTGGTGTTGGTGTTGGACATGCAGGGCAGAAAGTACATCCTAAACCATCGATATCATTTCCATATACAGAACCATTCCATGTTACTGTTGCAGGTCCTATAACAGTTGATGAAACCACATAACAGTTACCGTTTGTTGCTCCAACAACATATAAAATGTCAAGATTCACATATATTGCAGGTAAGTAAAGAACCGCAGTGGATCCATCACAACATGATGTTCCTAATCCCCAAGTGTATTCTGTGGTTACCGTTGGTGTATTAGTCGGTGTTGGTGTTAACGTAGGTGTTGAAGTTCTTGTTGGTGTTAATGTTGGAGTTAACGTAGGGGTTAACGTAGGTGTAGAAGTTCTTGTTGGTGTTAATGTAGGTGTTAACGTTGGAGTTGAAGTTCTTGTTGGTGTTAATGTTGGGGTTAACGTAGGTGTAGAAGTTCTTGTTGGTGTTAATGTTGGTGTATTAGTCAATGTCTGAGTCAGCGTTGGTGTTAACGTTGGTGTTAATGTAGGGGTGTTAGTTAAAGTCTGAGTTAATGTAGGTGTTAATGTTGGGGTTGAAGTTCTTGTAGGGGTTAACGTAGGGGTATTAGTCAATGTCTGAGTTAATGTAGGTGTTAATGTTGGGGTTGAAGTTCTTGTAGGGGTTAACGTAGGGGTATTAGTCAACGTTGGAGTTAATGTTGGAGTTAACGTAGGTGTATTAGTCAAGGTCTGAGTTAAAGTTTGGGTCAATGTTGGGGTATTAGTCAACGTTGGAGTCAATGTAGGGGTTGAGGTTCTTGTTGGGGTTAATGTTGGCGTTAACGTAGGGGTGTTAGTTAACGTTTGAGTTAATGTAGGTGTTAATGTTGGTGTACTAGTTAATGTCTGAGTCAACGTTTGAGTTAACGTAGGTGTATTAGTTAAAGTTTGAGTTAACGTAGGGGTTAACGTAGGTGTGTTGGTTAAAGTTTGGGTCAACGTTGGTGTTAACGTAGGTGTTGAAGTTCTTGTTGGTGTTAATGTTGGAGTTAATGTTGGTGTATTAGTCAATGTCTGAGTTAATGTTGGTGTTAATGTAGGGGTATTAGTTAATGTCTGAGTTAACGTTGGTGTCAATGTAGGTGTTGATGTTAACGTTGGTGTCAATGTAGGTGTTGATGTTAATGTTTGAGTCAGGGTTTGAGTAGGTGTTGGCGTTGGTGTCAATCCTATTGTTGAGGTTAAAGTTTGTGTTAATGTAGGTGTAGGTGTTGAGGTTAAAGTTTGAGTTAATGTAGGTGTATTGGTTAGAGTTGGTGTTAACGATCTTGTTAATGTTGGGGTATTAGTTAATGTCTGACTTAAAGTCTGAGTCAATGTTGGAGTATTAGTTAAAGTTTGAGTCAATGTTGGAGTTAACGTTGGTGTGTTAGTTAAAGTTTGAGTCAATGTCTGAGTCAATGTAGGGGTATTGGTTAATGTCTGAGTTAACGTTGGTGTTAATGTAGGAGTATTAGTTAATGTTTGAGTCAACGTTTGAGTCAATGTAGGGGTTGAAGTTCTTGTTGGTGTTAACGTTGGTGTTAACGTAGGGGTGTTAGTTAACGTTTGAGTTAATGTTGGAGTTAACGTCGGGGTATTAGTTAATGTCTGAGTTAATGTTTGAGTCAATGTAGGGGTGTTAGTCAATGTTGGAGTTAACGATCCTGTTAACGTAGGGGTGTTAGTTAACGTTTGAGTTAGAGTTTGTGTTAATGTAGGGGTGTTAGTTAAAGTTTGAGTCAATGTAGGAGTATTAGTCAACGTAGGCGTTAACGATCTTGTTAATGTTGGAGTATTAGTTAAAGTTTGTGTTAATGTAGGTGTTAATGTTGGTGTGTTAGTTAACGTTTGAGTCAACGTTGGCGTGTTAGTTAATGTTTGGGTTAATGTAGGGGTTAATGTGGGGGTTGAAGTTAACGTTTGAGTTACCGTTTGAGTTAACGTTGGGGTATTAGTAGGTGTCTCCGTAGGTGTTGGTGTTGGAGTATTTGTAGTATTTGATGTTCTTGTTAACGTTGGTGTGTTAGTAAGAGTAGGCGTAGGGGTTGAAGTCAACGTTTGTGTTAACGTAGGAGTTAAGGTTGGGGTTGAAGTTAACGTTTGTGTTAACGTAGGAGTTAGAGTTGGAGTTGAAGTTAACGTAGGTGTTAATGTTGGAGTTAATGTAGGGGTGTTAGTCAATGTCTGAGTCAACGTTGGGGTTGAAGTTCTTGTTGGAGTTAATGATCCTGTTAACGTAGGAGTGTTAGTTAAAGTTTGGGTTAATGTAGGTGTTAGAGTTGGGGTACTGGTTAAAGTTTGAGTTAATGTTGGGGTATTAGTTGAAGTTAACGTAGGGGTATTAGTTAATGTCTGAGTTAAAGTTTGAGTCAATGTTGGAGTTAATGTTGGGGTATTAGTCAATGTTTGGGTTAATGTAGGTGTTAGAGTTGGGGTTGAAGTTAACGTAGGTGTTAACGTAGGGGTTAGAGTAGGTGTTGAAGTTCTTGTTGGTGTTAACGTAGGGGTTAATGTAGGGGTGTTAGTTAAAGTTTGAGTCAACGTTGGTGTTAACGTAGGTGTTAACGTCGGAGTATTAGTTAATGTCTGAGTCAATGTCTGAGTCAACGTTGGGGTTAACGTAGGGGTATTAGTTAATGTTTGGGTTAACGTAGGGGTTACCGTTCTTGTTAAAGTAGGGGTATTAGTTAAGGTAGGAGTTACAGTTCTTGTTAACGTAGGGGTATTGGTAGGAGTTGAAGTTCTTGTTGGTGTTACAGTTTGAGTTAACGTAGGGGTGTTAGTTAATGTTTGGGTTAATGTCGGAGTTAACGTAGGAGTATTTGTTAACGTCGGAGTATTAGTCAATGTCTGAGTTAACGTTTGTGTTAACGTTGGGGTATTAGTAGGGGTATTGGTAGGCGTTGATGTTAAAGTTTGAGTTAATGTTTGAGTTAACGTAGGTGTATTAGTTGGGGTTGACGTAGGAGTTAACGTTGGTGTATTGGTAGGTGTTGATGTTAATGTTTGAGTTACCGTTTGAGTTAATGTAGGGGTGTTAGTTAAAGTTTGAGTTAATGTCGGAGTTAACGTAGGAGTATTTGTTAAAGTTTGTGTTAACGTTGGTGTATTGGTAGGTGTTGATGTTAAAGTTTGAGTTAATGTCTGAGTTAATGTTGGAGTTAAAGTAGGGGTATTAGTTAGAGTACTAATAGGTGTTGACGTTAATGTTGGTGTTAATGTTGGTATTGGTAAAATACAAGTATTCCCAATACATGGTGATCCATAATTTAAAGTAACATTATCTAAATTAATTACATTACTACCACAATAATATACCGTAGAGTATCCAGGAACAAAAACATTCCCAATTACATTTCCAAAACAATCAGTGTATGTGAATGATCCCCCACCATCATTATTACAAGAAACCGCAAGACAACAACAAGTACAAGGACCTGTTGCGGTTGGGGTTAATGTTGGCGTATGGGTTGGTGTATTAGTTGGAACACATTGGTGATATTGGAATGTTTCACAATTTTGTGAATCAACTATTTTTACTAAAATTGGTGTTGTCTCATCTAATGGGGATGGAGAATAAAACGTTGTTGTTCCACCACCAAATGTCGTCGCATAATAACAATACGTATTTGTTACATCACACACATAAATATTATATGGAGGCGTTCCTGTTGATACGGATAATGTTATTTGATACGGCATTTGATAATAAATATCAACACCTATATAAATCCAAAATCTTATTATAAATTATAATTGGTGCCAATCATTTAGGGGGATTATGAACAATTATGAATCGCAGTACATTCTGGACAATCAATATATTCTGTAATTGTACCTAAAAATAAGGTTGATGGTCCCGAAGTTGGTGTACTATTTTCCCAACAAGTCCCACTATCACTATCATAAAAGTATGTCGGTAATCCATTTGATGGAACTAAAACTGTTTGATCTGGTTGCACCCCACAACAATCAATTAGTTGAACATAGTTACAAACATTTTGACTGATACAACCATTACAATTATCGTATTGGGATTCCCATACGCTGAAGTTTGTTGTTGGGGTATCTGTTGTGATCGAAACACAACTATAACAGTTTCCAACGGAGTCAGTATACCTCCTACCAATTGTGTATGATCCAAATGCAATTTCTGTAATCCCATTTTCACAACAAGATTCAAATAAATAATAATCAGGACAATTTCCAATATCCATCTGACAACTCTGACAACTATCATATTGGGCTTTAGGTATTATAATTAAAGGCCAAGTTGGTGTTCCAACTAAAGACCATCCAACAACTTCCCAACAAACACCATTTACATCACCAAATATTGTTCCCGTTGTTGGAACTTGCTCCATGATGGCTACCTCAACCTGTAATAGGTCACAACAATTTCTAAGAGTGACATAAGCAAAATCAGGACAAGTATTTGAGTCCACACAATCAATACAATCAGTCGAAGGCGTTGTTAAAGTTATTTCATAATTTGTTGGTAATTCATATGCTTCCGATATAATAGTCCAACAAATTCCGTCCGAATCAACCCAAACCTCATCTATGGAGAGATCCAATGTTGTATGTATTACTTCTTGTGAGAAAATACCACAACAAGACTGAACCACCCAAACAGACGGACAATTGTTATTACTAATACAATCTTCGCAATTAGTATATCCTGTTGTTCCAATCGTAATTGTAGGGGCAGTTACAGGTGCGGATGTGCTTGAGTCAATACTCCAACAGAATCCGTAATCATCAACAAAATAATCACCAACTGTTAAACCTAATGATCCTGAAACATATTCCAAACCCTTAACACAACAATTTACAATATTAACATTATCAGGACAACGATTACTTGAAATACAAGATTCACAACTCTCATAGTTACTTACTAATGATCTAACACTATTTGGTGAGGTTGTTCCAGTACTTTCTATCTCCCAACAATTACCATCTGAATCACTCCAAAATGACCCTATTGTTAAATTTGTCCCATTAATAATTTCGGTAACGGTTGGTTCACAACAATTTCTTAACAGATAAAATTCACCGTCAGGTATTGAACAATTTTTTTCATAATTTAATGTATATGTAAAATTGGCAGGACCCTTTATTACGGAATTATGTGTAACGCTCATGCCAACAACAAAGAACACATCACATGAATCGTAATATTGGGTGAAAGTATGTGAGAGATCAAAACATAATGTATTTTTGGCAAACCCGTACCTTGTCGGTGTAATAACTGACGTAAGTGGTATTCTTCCGGTTACTGATAAATCATGACATTGGTATAAAAATAAACTAATTACAAATGATGGAGGTATTCCACTATTTCTTATATCAAAATAAATGTTACCACATAAATGTATTGTGTCTCCCGACCTAATGTCAACAGGGCAAGGTACCCCAACATTTGATATTGACTCAGGTATTGGAGGTACAGTACCTCCTTTATATGGTAAAGGAAAATCCCACGGACAACCATTCCATCCACAACCTTTACTAGCACCAACATATAATGAAGAAAATTTTGCAGAAGACGACGAAGGTGTGAAATACCCCGAATTTGACGCAATTAACGTATTTTCCGTTGAGCACCCACCAATAAGTGATGCGACTTGAGATAACGTAGCTTTATATGATGATCCTGCAGGGTTTTGTGATGTGTCCCCCGTAATCACTATGTGTAGTATATCATCAAGTGATATACTTGGGGCTAATGTTCTATCTGTTAGTCTTTGGTAATTCGGCATCCTCTTTTAGTTATAAATATTTAAGATGTCATTATTGATCCTCGAAAAGATAAATATTTGCATCCATAAAAAGAAATCCTTCCCCAGATTGGAATAATTTACTTTTTGATTCACCACAATTTAATATGAAAAATTCTTCACAACCATAGACATCAATTATTTTAATTCCTATTGCAGGAACGTTATTAAATTGGGAGGGTATGTTTAATGTTATTGATGGTGGTATTGGGGTGTTTATGTACGCTAAAACCGCACATTGATTTCCGTACACATCACAGACATATATAACATAAGGTAAGGTTGCACCTGTAATACTATCAATTTGTAATACTAACATATACCATAAATACTTACGTTAACTCAAATTGAAAACCTAAATAGGATATTTAAAGTTTACTTATACTATTCCCAATAATTCTATATATTTGTTGTATAAAAAATCATTTGAATCAAGTAAGTTACTTGTAAATTCTGTTCTGTTTAAAATAATATTTTTATATTGGTCATCATATGAAAATAATGATAGACTCATTTCATCCCAATTATTACAATTTAAGGGTAATTCTGAGTTAGTTTGAGTTTTAAAAGTTTCGGATGTCATCATAGATAAAACATCGATTAATAACGTTTTAACTATTAAGTCATCCATTTTTTCAATATCAACTCTCATGGTCGAACTTTTATTTATTGTGATCCCGTTTTGATAAAGGGTTATTACTAATATATTCCAATCTGTATAATTCATATTAATTATTTTTTAAAACCATTACTGTTAATGTACCTTGTTTTATTGACCCACCAATACCACTAACAGAGGCGGAAGACCCCGAAACATAAACGGCATCCACTTCAATTGTATGTGAACCCGCAGCTAAAGTAAGTATTACTGAAGTATTCCAATTGGCAACCCAGTTCGTAACGTTAGCAAGTGCCGCTGCCGTTGGGTTGTCAGCATATATTCTTTGATATCCACCTGAGGCTAATACCGCACCATCAACTAAAATTGCAACATCTAATGCTGAACCACCTGTTGAAGTTGTTGCGAGCGTATTAACACCACCATTTGTCTGTATGTAAACCATTGTTTGTCCCGAAACTGTGATTGTTGTCGATAAACCTGGAATTAAAGTCAATGCGGTTGTTGCACTTGTAAGATTTAATTGGGAGGTACCCGTAACCATTATACCTGATTGACCTAAAGTTAAAGAACTTCCATTACCTGTGTAAGTACCTGAAAAAGAACCAAAGAACCCAACTGATGAGGTTACAGTTCCTGACATAGTTGTTGTACCGTCATCTTTTACTTTGAAGACCTCAGTACCACTATTATTTTTTAATGTTAATTGGTCTATAGTAGTTGCACTTGCACTTACACTTTGTTGTACTCTTAAATTATCAAATTGTAAATTTTGTGATGCTGCGGTAGAGTAATTGAAGAATACTCCAAATACACTCATAAGTGTTGAGGTGTATGTACTATCAACCGCAGAACCTATTAACGTACTTGTTGTTGTTGGATCACCCCATGCAGATGCTCCGTCATCTCTAAAATAATACGACCAAGTATTTGTTGATGGTGTGTATACAATTCTAGCACTGACATAATTTGTGTTACCTGAGAAAAGTCCACCAGTAATAATATCTGTTTGAGTTCCCGCAAGACCATTATTATATTTAACAAGTTTCCAATTTCGTGTACCTGTTGTACCATAGACTAATGCGTAACCACTACCCGCACTTTGTAAGTTAGTATTTGATCCTACCAATACTACCGCTCCTGCGTATGAGGAAGCTCCAAATCCTGCAAATATTGACGCTCTATTAGTCCTTAAATTGAAAGTCCATTCAATTGTAGATAATGAGTTATTACTTGATAATGTTGGGTTAAATGGTGAACCAAATCCTGAAAGAGGAACTGTTGTATAAGATTGTCCAGCAGTACCTCCATTAGCAATATTCAAATAGTTAGTTACTATTGTGGCATTTCCTGTACCTGTATTTGTATTTGTATATGTTAGGGATGGTGTTCCTCCTGGAGATAAGGTTACTCTACCATAATCATCAATAAATGGTGTTGAGACAGATGGGGTTGGTGGTACATTTGGAGAAACTAAAGTTAATGTTGAGGCACTTACAGTTGTTGCGGTAACTGACTTCATTGAAGTATTTCCTGTCACAGTTAAATCTCCATTAACTGTCATTCCTGTTACACTATTAATTGTTGCGGTTAAATCAGGTTGACCATTATTTTGTTTAACCGTAAAAATATTATTATTGTATGTGAATCCTGTCACATATGTGTTAGGATCTATTGGTAAATTGTTATAAGTTGTTGCTGAAATTGTATTTGCCGTTAAACCACTTTGGAAAATAGTTCCCCCTGTCATAGTTCCCCCACTTAATGGAAGATATTTTCCGGTAACATTATCAGGTAAATTGTTATAAGTTGTTGCTGAAATTGTATTTGCGGTTAAACTTTGCACTGAGGTATTTCCTGTCACAGTTAAATCTCCATTAACTGTCATTCCTGTTACACTATTAATTGTTGTGGTTAAGTCAGGTTGACCATTATTTTGTTTAACCGTAAAGACATTATCACCATACGTAAACCCTGTCACATATGTGTTAGGATCTATTGGTAAATTGTTATAAGTTGTTGCTGAAATTACATCACTTGTAATGGATGATGCACTGTATATATCATTACCACCCATGTTAATGTCTCCCACCATTGGTCTTGACCCATCAACTAAAAGGTACTGTGTATGGTCATCCGCACTTAAACCTAATAAGTTACCGTGAGTTGCAGATGCGTTAACACCTCCAGCCTTAAATCCAACAATAGGTCTTATATCTTCTATTTGGTAAATGTTTGACCCTCCTTGTCGGACGTATATGCTTGCAATTTCAGTTACTGAATCACTAAAATATGTTGGGGGTAATGGTAATAACGCATTTTCTGCCTGTATTAAAGTTGGATATTGATTTTGACCTAACACTAAAAAGTACTGTTCATTTACTGCATCACCAACAACATACAATGTATGTTTTGTGAACGCACTAATTGATAATGGAGAAATAGTTCCACTATTGTCATCATAACCTACAACTACTTGAGTTGTTGCAGATGTTGACCATCCTGTACCACCATCTCTATAATACATTGTAAATGTAATTCCATTACCACCATCAGGGAAAAATTCGTTTGTGGAATAATAATAATCCCCACCAGTTACATCTATATTATATGGTGTTATATTTTCCGTAACAATTGATCCTTTTGAATAAATTGGTCCAATACCGTTTCTAAATAAATTACTATATTGGTTAGATGTATGGTTCGCATTTAAAGGACTGGCATCAATTAAAACAATATCGGTGGAGTTTGTTACAACTCTACCTAAAACAATATTATAAACTGAATTAGGTCTTAAACCTGAATTAGATAAAATTCCATTGTTATTAATAAATAAATACTGATTACTATTTTGTGGTAACTCTTTTAGAGTATCACTCCAATCAAAACGTTTAATAACACCATTGTTAATTATACTTTCTAAATAACCATAACCTTCAGATACACTAATTGTGGTTCCACTAACTATTGTAATAATACCACCCTCAAGAACACCCATTGTACCACCTTCAAAAAGAAGTGTGGATAAATCAGTGTGTGTACCATCTTTAAATGTTACAGAAAGTTTTCTTGTTATATCCAATTCACCATCCGTATGGTCTAAGAAAGACCAATACACATCTTCTGAAACATTAAATATTTTTTGGTGACTTAAACTACCTTGTATTGTTCCTTGAGTTCCAGAATGATCAACTGATAAATCATAAGTTAACGAATCTATAATACTAACACCATCAATATCAAATGTTGAGGGTCCACCAATATTCATTACTCTAAAACCAATATCCCAATTTGAAATATTTACACTAGATACAATTAAATTTGCATTATCTTCTATTTTAAACGCAATTGATCCAGAAGTATTATCTCCAATACAATTACCACTACTATAACTAATTTGAGACCCAATACCTTGACAAAAATTCGCAATCGTTGGGACACCTGTTGGCTCATTAAAATGGTTTTCTAATGACGCAAATGCGGTATAAGTAGGGCTGTTGGCAATAACGTAAACACCATAGGTGTACGATCCATTTAAGTCAATGTACTCACCAAAAAATTCTGTGTTTGCAATTGATGATGTAACACTAATTTGAACGTCATTGTCATACATTGATACTTTATGTGCCAAAGCAAACCCATCTAAGTCGTCACACGCAATACCAACACCTGAGGTGGCACCACTAATAGTTAAAAATGATATTTGACCCGTATCGCCTAATCTAAAAATAATGTTTGATGGATTATCAGGTGTTATTACAACAGAATTAATGTCCACACCAACAATACTAACATACGGTTTGTTTGATAAGTTAATTGGTGGTTCAACATAAACACCTGACCCCACTTGAATTGAATATCTATTTGTAAACGATGGTCCTGATATTGATTGGACTGCATCATATAAAGATGTAAAATCTACATCCCCACCTTTACCAACTTTAATTACATTTTCTACAAATGTATTATCTAATACATAATTTTTTAAATCATCTATTTTAGTTTCACTTGTAGTTCCTGTTGGATTTATGTAACTAACAAAAGGTACTATATCGGTGGCAGTATAACCTGATTTACCGACATATGGAAGTTGTGATATTTTTACGTCTGACATTATCTTTTTTTATTTATAAATACTTTTATTCTACGATTATGTAGGCACCATTTTCAGAAATTAATCGGTTTCCAAACTCATCGGTTATAACAGGTATACAAGGGACATTTAATATACACGTTTTATCATAAAACGGAATGTAAATTGTATACGATCCACGATAGTCCTCACTTATATAATTATATGGTAATGTTACGGTTCCAAGATCAATTACATTACCGTAACAATCGGTATGTATGATTTCGGATTGTTGTCCGATATAATTGTTTGTTAATATTTGTAAAACTGAACTCATTAATAAGTTTTATTTAATGTAAATATCTCTGAATAAATTGAGTTTCCTGCATTGTTAGTGTTCCACTGAGCGGTGATGACAAGTGTATTATCTATTGTAGTATCAAAAGTTGTATCGTTTACTACACTAAAATTTACTCCTTCAAAGTTAAGACCTGAATTCTTAGTATAAGCGAATAATCCTCCCGATACTATTGATCCTACTGTTGCCACCCCTATTCGTCTTACAGTAAAATTAACATCTAGTTTCCAATGTTTATTTGTGGCGGTCTCCATCGCCATTACTCCTGTATCTGCTAACAATATGCCTGAAACAGTTTTAATTCTAATATGTAAAGTAGCGGCACCAACACAAGATATATGTCCTATTAATACTCCATGAAAACTATCACCAACACTGAACCCATTTTCAGGAATTGTAATAGATCCTACACCATTATTTATTAATGTCGACTCAACGGTTGTGGCACTTACCGCAACGCTGGTTCCTGTTTGACTAAATAACCCATAAACTATTGGCAGGGGTGATAATGTAGATTGTTTTATTTTATATGTGGTTCCCGAATACTCAACAACAAACTCAGAGTTTGCAGTTACTGCGGTTAATTCGGGTAATGAGGATATTGGTAAATCTGGCATTTCTTTTTATTTTATAAATAGTTTATGTTATCATAATCTTTGATCCATCTGCCTGTAGAACAAAGAATCCATCGGATTGTAATAAATAGTTTATTATATTTGTCGGTGTTGGTGTTAATGTCGGTGTTAAAGTAGGTGTGTTAGTTAAGGTCTGAGTCAATGTCTGAGTTAACGTTGGTGTTAAGGTAGGCGTTAATGTTGGAGTTGAAGTTCTTGTTGGTGTTAACGTCTGAGTTAATGTTGGTGTCGGTGTTGAAGTTGGTGGGTTAAGAGGATCTATCAACTCAACGTATAGTAAATCATTATCACCAATACTTTGTGTTAAATTATAAATGTAAGTACTTGGTGGTGTTCCTGTGAAACCACTTATTAAGATTCCGTTTTCGTAAACATTAACTGTGTGGTTAGTACCACCTGTAACACTTATGATTAAGTAATCACCAGGAACGTTAGTATATAAGAATCCATTTCCACTTGTGTTTTGTAAAATTGGGTAATAGAAGTTAAATACCGCACTAAAATTACCACCTATTGAGGTTATCACTGAACCATCGGTATCGTAATTACTAACTAAGAAGTTTCTATATGGTGTTGGTGTAGGTGTTGGGGTTAAGGTTGAGGTTGGTGTAGGTGTTGGTGGATAACATGCATCTGTACAAATTACATACCCTGGTTCACCTGTTAAATCATATCCAGTTGGTACTTCAGGTATTAATGATAAAACTTCAAAAGTATAACCACGATTTTCAGGGTTATTATAAAAATACCCAATAGTTAAAGGGGTTAATGATTTAACGTTAAATGTCCCAACGTTTGAACAACCACCACCATAACAACCATACCCTGTTACTTCATAATAATATATTATTTGGGTTGAGGTTGGGGTAACTGTCGGTGTTGGGGTTGAGGTTAATGTTGGTGTTAATGTCGGTGTTAATGTTGGGGTTAATGTTGGTGTTAATGTTGGTGTTGACGTTAAAGTAGGTGTCGGAGTTAAAGTTGGTGTTGGTGTTGGTGTGTTTGTTATATAAACTATTTCATATGTGAAATCACAGTTCAATGTTGTTGGTGTTGGTGTTGACGTTAACGTTTGTGTTAACGTAGGTGTGTTAGTTGACGTTAACGTTTGTGTTAATGTTTGTGTTAACGTAGGTGTGTTAGTTGGTGTTTGTGTTAATCCTGGTGTTTTTGTATGTGTTGGTGTTTGTGTACGTGTAGGTGTCACGGTTTGAGTTAACGTTTGTGTTAATGTTGGCGTTAATGTTGGTGTTTGTGTACGTGTAGGTGTCACGGTTTGAGTTAACGTTTGTGTTAATGTTGGCGTTAATGTTGGTGTTTGCGTAGGTGTTGCCGTTAACGTAGGCGTTGGTGTTAATGTTGCCGTTAATGTTAATGTTGGAGTTTGGGTAATAATACAATAACCACTTGTTGTAGTTTGTGTTGGTCTTGGTGTTCTAGTTGGTTTTGGTGTTTTACTTGGTGAAGGACAACCACATGGATCCGTACACGTCGGATGAGGTGTGGATGTTACCGTTTGAGTTACCGTTTGAGTTACAGTAATTGTTGGTGTTGGTATACAAACATATCTTGTTTCAGTTGGTGTAACTGTTGGTGTTGGTGTAGCAGTCGGTGTTTTTGTTAATGTTGGTGTTGGTGTTGGTGTCGGAGTAGGTCTGACAACATTTAATATGTTTGGGCAATCATTATCAACACATTGATCATTTAATACCAATATGGTGTAAGTACCATAAATTTCTCTTTGTGGATCAAGTAAAGATGGGTTAAATGTACATGGAAGTGTTACATTCCCCAAGTTAATTACAACATTATCGTTGTCAGGTTTAAATAATATATTTGCAACCTCACCATCGTAATTAAAACTTTTTATTATTATGCTTTGACTCATCCTTAAAATGTTTTTTCAACGGCCAAACAAATTTCACCATTTTCATTTATTAATCTTCTCATATCCGTAAAACTGATATAAGCGTGACCTTGTTGGCCCCACGATTTACCCCAACTATTTTTAATTCTAAACTGTTGTTTTTTTGTGTCAACACCATTAATAACATATGCGTGTCCACCAGCGAGTCTACCTGAAATACTAATTAAACCATTTCTATCAGGGTAGAACATACCATTGTACCAATTAGTACCAACAACAACAGGACCTACGTTTAATATTGTTGAAACCAAAACGTTCAAATCAAATGTCCATAAATAAGATCCTATTTTCCCTGTATTTTTAAGATACTTGGCGGCTCCTCTAACAGATGTCCCATCGTAATTTTCACCTACCCATTCATCAATTTTTTGGGCCTCTGTGTAAATTAAACTTGGGGGAATAATTGGTGCGATCCCACCATGTTTTACAGGACCATCTTCAATCCAATGAGCCCAAGCGTATCCAACACATTGTGGTGTATTTCCTTGATTACCCCACCATTCATTATCATCCCAATTTCTAATAGTTAATGGTGTGATAGTTCTTGGTAGTTTATCTTCAATTAAATATTTTTTATCTCTTTCATCAGGAATATAATTTCTACCTAATTGGAATTCATCCCCAACAGGTTCATCATTAACTACTTGATATGTAAAATCATTAACCTCACAAGATAATACATCACAATCAGGACAATCATAATCAAACATATCAAAAGTACCTTTCAATACTTTGAAATTATGTTTAACCTCAGCTGATGACAATGGTGTAACATACATTCTAAATTGAGATATGCCACCTTCAAATGTTCCACCAAAATTTTGTTCCAATAGAATATTTGTTTTCATTCCTGCAAATGTTGTTCCACTAAGAATATTCTCAGGAAATAATTCAGGATCTTGAATGTAATTGTTATAAGGATAAGTAGTTGATGAAAAAGTTAAGTTCTCATGTAGTCCTTGAGTTCCTCCACCCCACGAAATGTTGAATGGTACCCCAAGTTGTCTTTCTTTATCTGTATTAAGTGCTCTTGGAATAATTTCTTCAAAGTCTTCAATAGTGTAGAACGGTTTACCATTAACGTAGATTCTTAATCTACCCATTCTATATTTTTTGTCATCCAACCATTTTTGATTTAGATTAACAAGTTCTATCATTTCAGGTTCCTTTTTACCATTAGTAATCGGAACGGTAATTAATTTTACTGTGTCGTTTGCAAGTGAATCAAGATACTCACGTTTAGTAATATCATCTAACCCACCTCTATATTTTAAATCACAAGTATCTAAATAGGTATACCTACTCCACACAACATTAATGTTAACCCATTTCTCCACATCAAAGAATGGAGCACATTTATCAATACAATAATCGTATATACCATTTGGTGAACAATATTCAGTTATAGTATAACCTGTTACATAAGTTTGACCAGTCACACAAGTTCCTGATGTTTGACAATCACCGGTAATTTTCAATACTTTAACTCCAATCTTTGGATTCTTAGGGTCTCCACATAATTTTAATGAGAACGCATTTGATAAAGAATCAAACAATGGATCTTTTTCACAAGTTTCTTCTATTGAAGTATATCCCGTTGGTGAACAAGTTACACAATCATAACAAGTCTCACACGCCGTACAACTTGGTGTACACACAGGTGGTAATAAACAATGTTCCCCACTTTTGGTTGGGGTAAATGATGGTGTTGGTGTTGGAGTACAATAACAACCTTGTTCTACTGTTGGGGTAGGTGTTGGTGTTGGAGTAACAAAAACGGTAGGACAATTATGTGTTTGACATTCCCACCCACATATATCACATTCTTCTTTACCGCATCCACACCCACAAGTTAATTTTTTTTCTTTATCACCACCACATAAATCACAACCATAATTAACATGATAATCATGTTTATTATCAACAGATCTTGGTGGGTAAACGTAAATACATCTACTATTATGTGTATATGTGTTACAACACGCACAAGTTTCAACAGTTGTTAAACCAGATGTAACTCTTGTATACCCTGTAAAACAATTTGGTGAACCATCAGCATGATGATAAAATTTATTCTCAGCTCTTGTCCCAAAATAAAAAAATATATTTTTATTGTTAGGATATATTTCATTTAATGTTGTCTCATCAGGATCCGGAAAATATTGGTCAAACAATCTAGGTTTGATAACCATTTCAACAGACCAACCTTTATTCATTCTCTCAGGAAAAATGTCGTAGTCATAACCAAACAATTTATAAAACCCTTGATAGAAACCACCATATAATTCGTGGTACTTTCCAAACGTCGGATCTGTTTTACTAACAACCTCATATAAAGTTGTTTTTGGTATTCCCGAAAATCTATGATTAGTCTCAGTATAACCCGTAACTTGAAACATTTTTAATCTTCTGTCAAAATGTAATCTATCAAATTTTATACTATCATCATATAAACCATTTGTAAAATATATTGTTTCTCCCGACATTTTGGTAACTAAACCATTGTCTATCCCCGTTAAACCAATATCACAAGCCGTTGACGATGAAAAACAAGTTAAATCTAAATTTTTTGGGTTATAATAGTTTTGAGAAACAAAAACATTATTAAAGTTATAATTCTTATATGTTAACGTTAGGTCTTGGGCACTTAATGGATCACTTATGTTAAAATTAATTGGTAGTCGATTACCATATGTTTGAGCAATTAAAAATGGGGAAAAAATAACCTCTTGATTATAATCCCTTTCATCAGAAGTCAAAGACATATCCATACTATCGGACTCAAGATTTATCTTGTACTTCTTATAAACATATTGATTAATATTTTGTTCCGCCATTCTTTTTATTAATAAATACCATAAATGAAAGTATTTATATTAAAAAAAGTTTTTATGATTAACTTTAATACAGAATATTTCAAAAAACCATATTATTTCTTTTTGAAGGACAAAGGAGATAAAATGTCTTTGTATTACTCAGTTTCGGAAAATTTAAACGAGGCCAAACAAATTGATAGTAAAATGGATTTTGATAAATTACACGAAAAAAATATTAAAACTTTTATTAGTACCATTTTATCCGAAAATAAAAAAATGAGCACAGGTGAGATTACAGGTCGTTTAAAGAAGTATAAGGAAGGTATTACTAGAGAATTTAAAGAAACAAAATTATTAATTAAAATTATTTTGTCTTCTGCAAAACAATATTTAAAAGACAAAAATTTTGAATTATCAAAAGAAGAGAAAGATTTCATTAAAGATCAATCTGGGGACATCGCTAAATTAATCCCATTAATTGTTTTACAATTATTACCGGGGTCCACATTGGCAACACCATTTATAATTGAATTTGGAAAAAAATTAGGAATTAAATTGAATAGTAAAATTCCTGAAAAATATAAAGAAAAAGAAACAGAGATTGATAGTGAGTTGGCAGAATTTGTTGATTCAGATGGGACATTGTTAGGGTCTAATATTCCAATGTTAGACCAACAAATGCACCCACACAAAACATTAGACCAAACCGTTAAAATGGCAAGGGCAAATCAATGGCCTTATTACAAACGTTATTATGGTGAGTCCGAAGAAGATAAATCTGATAAATTATTAGATGAGGTAGACCAATCAGAATCATTTGGTTTTGAAGAAACTGAAGATGTTTCAACATACGACGAAGCCGATGAAATATTCAAAGACGAATTGGGTGTTGAGGACGATATGGAACGTGAAGAAAGAGTTAAACGTTTAGGTTTTGATAGAAACTTAGACAAACAACTTAAGAACGAAAAGAAAAGAGGGATGTGTAGAAATTGTTTCACTAAAAGACGATTGTCTGAATTAGAAAAACAAAAAATGACAGATCTTATTGATGAAATATTAGTAAAGAAAAAGAAAAAATCTAACGATGTGGTACCTAAAGATGACTCTGAAGATTCTCCCGTTAGTAAAATATTAATTAAGAATATTGAGTCAATTAAAAAAATTGCAGAAAAAGAAGGTATTAGTATAAATAAATTAATCAAACATTTAAAAGAAGGTGAATAAAAATTTATATGGTAAAATGATTTCATTACCGAAAGAAATTACCGAATACTTAGGTAAGTGTTTTGATTATGTACCTAATTCAGATCCGTCTATTGAAGGTCATAAACGTAATATTGATTTACGTGATAAAGGCCATGTTTCTTATCAACAATTAGGTAGAATGAAAAATTGGTTTGATAATTATGATGGAGATGGTACTGACGCACCTTTTATACTAAATGGTGGGGAATACGTAAAGAATTGGACTAACGATACAATTACTCAATTAAGAAAGGGTGATGAACAAAATACTGAGATACATAGAGATTATATGCCATCTGACGTTAATCAAGATTTAATTGACGATATGGGTTGGTTGGCAGATATGAATAGACCATCAAAAGAACATAGTTCAGTTAATGATGATTTAAAAATAACAGAAGCCTTAATAAGGATAAACGACATAATGAAAAAAATAATTTAATATGGCAACAAGTGAAAGATTAGATTTTAGTCAACCTAATAATGAATTAGGTCAAATTGCTGAACAACAAAGACAAAAGTTAATCCCTAAAAACGATTACAAATCGGTTAACCCTTATTCGTCAACCAATAAAGATGCAATGTCCGATGGTGACGAGTTTGGTAAAGGTACCGGAGTATTCTTAGATACCGCAAATGGTGGTTCATCTGTAGATACTATTGAGCGTATTAGTGAGATAAAGATTAATGAATATCAAAAAAACAAACCTTACACAACTCCGTCCGCATAATGAAACTTTACAATACATTAAAAGGTCTTATCGTTGAAGTAGCTTCAATTGAATCCGTTGTTGATGCTATTAAAAAAAAGAGACGTGTTGTAATTTATTATAGTGGTGATGAACCAGGAGGTAATGGTTTAAGAACGATTGAACCTGTTTGTTTTGGGTATAGTAAGAAAGGTAATCCTGTTTTACGAGCTTGGGATATGGAAGGTGCGTCACATAGGGCATACTTAGGTGAGAAACCTTTACCAAGTTGGAGAATGTTTAGAATAGACAAAGTTCAATTTATAAGACCAACGGCAGAGACATTTAATGAACCAAGACCAAACTATAATCCTAACGGAGATAAAAGTATGACTAAAGTTATTATTAACGCAGTCTTTGATAACACTGAAGAAAATTTAGCTTAATATGAATTCAGAACAAGATTTAATACAAAAATTAATGATCTCAAAAAAGATCATGGAAAAACACAATGATATGGGTAGAAATGGTATCCAATCAACAGGTGGTATGTCAGCACCAATGGTGGAAGATTACCAACCTATACAAGCAAGTTATAATTTACCACAAGAATTTTTATCAGAACAAGAAGTCGCAAAACCAATTAATAATGGGCCAATGACATCTGATAGAATTTTAGGATCTAAATTACCTGACGAAATTAAAAAATTAATGATGGAACATCCAATCCAACAACCTACAATGGGGGCGGGTTCTGGGACATTGTCAAATGAGTTAGTTGAAAAAGCAAGTAGATTGATGAATACAAATGCTAAAGGAGAAATATTAGAGAACAAACAACCACAAAGACAACAACAACCACAATCTAACGTTGGTGTTGACGCAAATGTAATTAGAGACATCGTAAGAGAAACTGTGGAGAGTGTCCTGAGAGAAAATGGTTTATTAACTGAATCTGAAACTAAAAGTAATGAAGTTTTTAAATTTAGAGTTGGTCAACATATTTTTGAAGGTAAGTTAGTAAGAGTCAAAAAAATTGCAAAATAATTTAATTTAAAATAAATAAGGAACCTCAATCTATGATTGGGGTTTTTTTGTTTATTGGGTTGATATTTCCGTAGATTTAGATTACATTTCTATTATTATTAGAACTATGGAAAAAATTAATGTATTAGTATTACCTTCAGACACCTCAGGTGTGGGTAAATTTAGATCGGTAGATCCGCACGTAAAATTACAAAATCTATACCCTAACGACTTTCATGTCGATATAGATTACACACCTAACATTCAAGACGAAAATTATTGGAAAAAATATAATATTGTTCACTTCCATAGAAATATTGGACAGGACTACGATTCATGTCCAATGTTGATTGAAAAATTAAAAGGAATGGGTATCATTGTTATTGGTGATATTGATGATTATTGGTTACCAACAAAGGAACACCCTATTCATCAATTAATCGTACAAAATAAATTACACGAAAAGATTGTTAAAAATTTAAAAGTTTGTTCATATGTAATTACAACTACGGAAATTTTTGCAAATGAAATACGTAAATTTAATAAGAACGTAGTTGTGTTTCCAAATGCTATTGACCCAAATGAATCTCAGTTTAAAGAACCAACATTACCATCAGATAAAATTAGAGTTGGTTGGTTAGGAGGATCTTCCCATTTACACGATTTAAAATTAATTGATGGTACCGTTTCTAAATTATCTTCATTACAAGATAAGTTACAATTTTATGTTTGTGGATTTGACACTCGTGGTCATGTTACAGAAATAAATCAACAAACGGGAGAAAAAACTCAAAGACCAATTAAACCTGAAGAAACAGTTTGGTTAAAGTATGAAAAAATATTCACTAACGACTATAAAATTGTAACACCAAAGTATAAAGAATTTTTAAGTAAATTTGAGGACACAGAATATATTGGATCCGAAAATGAAAATTACGTTAGAGTTTGGACAAAACCAGTAACATCTTATGCTAAAAATTATTCTAAATTTGATATTTCATTAGCACCTATACAAAATCATATTTTTAATAGAATGAAATCTCAATTAAAAGTTATTGAGGCAGGGTTTTACAAAAAAGCTTTAATTGCATCAAATGTTGGTCCTTATACAATTGATTTAAAACACGCACTTAAAAATGGTGAATTTACAGATGGGAATGCTTTATTAGTGGACAACGCAAGAAACCATAGTGATTGGGCAAAAAATATTAAGAAGTTGGTTGACAATCCAAGTATGATTGTGGATCTTGGTGAAAGACTATATGAAACCGTGAAAGACAAATATGACCTTAATCAAGTTACTAAAACAAGATCTGAATTTTACAAATCTTTAATTAAATAATATGTCTAATAAAAAAGGAATAGTAGGTTTTACCGCAGGTAACTTTGATTTATTACATCCTGGCTACATTTATACATTTGAAACTGCAAAAGAACACTGTGATTATTTTATGGTGTTTCTTCAAAGAGATCCTTCTGAGACACGATTTACTAAATACAAACCTGTTGTCCCATTATATGAAAGACACAAAACATTAATGTCAATAAAATACATTGATGAGGTTGTAACATATCAAACTGAAGATGATTTACTAAAATTGATTGAATTTTTTAAACCTGATGTGAGAATTTTAGGAGACGATTATATTGGTAAACGATTCACTGGAGATCATATACCAATGGAAATTATTTACACTACAAGATCACATAATTGGTCAACAACAAAAATTAAAGACTTAATTACAATACAAACTTTAAAACAAAATCCTGAAATTATTAAACAAATTGAATTATGATAAACATCCCAATTACAAAAATTTTATTCCTCGACATTGAAACTGTAGGGATAACTAAAGATTACGATTCTTGCGTAAAACAATATCCAAGATTGTCAGAACAATTCGACAAATATTTCGATTGGTTCTTAAAAAGATTTCCTGAAGACGAAGGACTGTGTCCTAGAACCGAGCTTAAGGATTACATCTTTAAAAAACGAACGGCATTGGTTCCTGAATTTGCAAAAATAGTTTGTGTTAGTGTTGCATTTGTTATGGACAACAATGAAATTAAAAAACAAACATTTTCAAATGATAATGAGGGTGAACTATTAAAAGATTTACAAACGTTATTAAATCGTTGTGGTAAATTGGATTTTTATTTATGTGGTCACAATTTAAAAAACTTTGATATTCCAATGATTGCAAAACGAATGATCATTAATGGATTAAAACCTTCTTCAATTCTACCATCATACGATACAAAGCCTTGGGAAGTTAAAGCAATTGATACAAAGGATGTGTGGCAATACGGAGCATATACCGCAATTGGTTCATTAGATTTAATGTGTTCTTGTTTGGATATACCAACACCAAAAGGTGGGGATGTAACAGGAGACAAAGTTCATGATTGTTATTGGAACAAAGGTATGTTAAAAGAAATTGGTGAGTACTGTGAAAGAGATGTTGATGTATTAATTGACGCAATAATTAAACTAAAACAATTAAAATAATGGATGACGTTGAGAGATTGATAAAACAATTAGAAGAATTAGATTCAATGTTCGGTGAGGACATGAATGAAATGAATTATGATGAAATTATAGATAAACATGGTTTTGATCTTTTTGAACTTGAAAAAGAAATGGAGAGTTATCAACCAACAATGAAATTAGAATTCTCATCAAAAAAATATGACCCTAACTTTGCATACCCAACTGATTCAGGTATGGATTTATATTCAATGGAATCAATGATTATTGAACCATTTGGTAGAATATTAGCTCCAACAGGAGTTCATTTTGATGTTCCTGAAAATTATGAAATTCAAATTAGATCAAAAAGTGGTTTAGCACTTAATCAAGGTTTAATGGTATTAAACTCACCAGGAACCGTAGATCAAGGATACACAGGCGAAATTAAGGTTATATTGTTTAACACAACAAATAGTCCTGTTGAAATAAAAGAAGGTCAAAAAATTGCACAAGCGGTTGTTTGTCCCGTAGTTTGTGGAAAATGGTTAAACTTAATTAAAGTTGATACAATAAAAAATAAAGATAGATCAGATAATGGTTTTGGATCAACAGGTATATAATATGGAACAAAAAATATTAAAACAGGTTATGAGACCTAAAGGGACTCATTTAGAAAACGAATTAAGACGTTTTTGTAGAGAAGCAAAAGAAATAATCGGAGATTCTCCTACCATCGTTGAATTAGGATCATACATGGGTGAAAGCAGTTTAATTTTTGCCGAAGAATTCCCTAACGGAAAAATATATTGTGTGGATAGCTGGGAGGGCGGATTTGATAATTCAGATACTTGTAGTGGGGATGACTATAATGATGTTGAAAATCAATTTAATATACGAACAAGTTTGGTGAACAACATTACTAAAATAAAGGGTTTATCAACTAGTGTAGGTTTTGAATGTGATTTAGTTTATATCGATGCTTGTCATAAATATGAATGTGTTAAAAATGATATAATTCATTGGTCTCCTTTTGTTAAAAAAGTAATATCTGGACATGATTACTATGAAGATATTGATTTCTGTAATCGACACCCACATATAAAAGGGGTAAAAATTGCAATTGAAGAAATGTTAGGTTTACCTGACAAACAATATACCGATGGGTCTTGGTTAATAGTAAAAAAATGAAAATAGGAGTTTGTTTAATAATTAAAGATGAAAATGAATATGTGGATGAATGGTTGTCCCACTATAGAAAATTAGGTGCGGATAAATTTTTCATTTATGATAATAATAGTTCAACCCCAATTAATGTGGTATCAGAAGATGTTGATGTTATTTTATGGAACGATGAAAAATTTGGATCTCAAAATAATGCATATTTAGATTGTTGCAATAAAAATAAAGATTTTGATTATATTGGTTTTTTTGATACTGATGAATTTTATATTTCAAATACAATGAATATAAAAGAAGATATAAATAATTTAACTAATAAATTTGGGAACTTTAGTGGTTTTGGAATTTACTGGAGAATGTATGGTAAAACAAATCCATACTATATGGAAAGAAATCCAACTGAAGAATACACCCAATATTTTAATAATGACCACATTAAGAGTTTCATAGACCCCAAAACAATCAATCGTTTTCCTGACCCTCATTTTCCTTCGATAAATGGTAGGTATATAGATGAATTAGGTCGTACAGTTGTTTCGCCGATTGGTCAACACACAAGTGAAACAATATGGTTAAAACATATATGGACAAGAAGTTTATCCGAATTTGAATCTAAAATTAAAAGGGGGGACGTAAATAGAGTGATAAGAATTATAAATAAAAATGACTTTTTTGTTTATAATGACAAATGCGTAATATCTGACTAATAATGATAACAATAATATACTCAACACATAAAGACGAAACCTATAATAACAAATTTAAACAACATTTGTTACAAACCGTAGGATTAAATGACGTACAGATTTTAGAATTTGTTAATCATAATCAATACTCATTATCCCAAGTTTATAACAGTGGTATCACACAATCAATTTACGATATTGTTGTATGTTGCCATAATGACATTAAACTTGAAAAAAATTGGGGTAAAAAATTATTAGAGGATTTTTCTAATAACCCCGAATTCGGTATAATTGGAAAAGCGGGATCTTGTTATTTTCCTGAGTCAGGTGTGTATTGGGAGAAAATGTCTCAAACTATGGTAGGTCAAGTTTATCATCATCCTGAGGACCAAAAAAAATGGTTAAACAAATACTCACCTAAGTTACCATTCTTAATACCCGTTGTGACAATTGATGGTTTATTTATGTCTTTTGATAAAACAAAATGTAAACATTTCTTTGATGAAACAATTGGTAAGTTCCACTTTTATGACCATCTTTTTTGTTTACCAAATTATTTGGATGGAGTTAAAATTGGTGTTACCTCATCTTTTGAAATAACACATCAATCTATTGGTCAACCTAATCAAGAATTTTGGGAAAGCAAAGATAAGTTTATCGAGAAGTGGGGAAAAAATTTACCACTAGATCTAAAACCGTCATTTGTTTATGCCCCTGAAATAAAAAGAAAACATTTTAAAAAATTTGGTAAGGTTGCAATTATAATACCAACCAAAGGTAATGTGGAAATGTTAAAAGAGTGTGTGGATTCTTTCTATCAATATTGCGATAAAGATAGTTATGATATTTTTGTTGCGGACACAGGATCAACCGATGAGGAAAAAAATTGGATTAAAGAAAATATTAATAACATAACCTTAATTGAATACGATTATTATAATTTTGCTAAAATTAATAACAATGTTGTAAAAAATTTACCTAATAATGTTTATGAGTTTTTATTATTTTCAAATAATGATATTAAAATACTAAATGATGTTATTAGTGGTATGTTATCTGTTTTTGAAACAAACAGATTAACGGGAACAGTTGGTTGTAGATTACATTATGGGGATAACACAATACAACATGATGGTGTGTTTATGTATATTAGACAATCAAATAGTATAATAGGTGTTGATCATATTAATTTAAAAAATTACTACAATTACTCAAATAGTACAAAAGAAGTTTTTGGTAATACAGGTGGTTTAATGATGGTAAGAAAACTTGTGTTTGAAAATAACAATATGTTTAATGAAAATTATATATCCTGTTTTGAAGATGTTGAGTTTAATCTTATTTTAAATTCAATTGGATTAAAAAATTATATTTGTGGAGAATGTGTTGCCTATCACTATGAATCAACAACTAGAAATGAAGATCCCAAAAATTTAGTTAAATTACAATATGATTATTTTACAAATTTAATTCCTTCAGTTAAAAAAAATATAGAAAAGATAAAACATAAATTTGTCTCCATTAAATAAACATGATATTATCTAACAGTAGAAAATTCATTTTCATTAAAACAAGGAAATGTGGGGGAACTTCAATCCAAAATACGTTATTACCATTTTGTAATAATCAAGATTTTGTAACACTTGGTTTTAATAATTTAATTACAAAAAGTATCTCCCCAATAGAGGAATTTTCTGAATTAAGTGATGTTAGAAAAAAATTTAAAATTAACACTGATGAATATTATAAGTTTGGTTTTGTTAGAAATCCTTATTCAATAACTTTATCAAGATTTTTTTATCAAATTAAACAAAAAAGAATTACATTAAAACCAAAAAAAGAAGATTTTAATCTATGGGCAAAAAACGAATATTTTGTTAACGGTAAGGATTTTAATTATAAAGGAGATATGTTTAGTAGATTTTTATTTAATTTTAAAAATGAACCTATCGTTGATTTTATTGGCAAACTTGAAAACGTAGAATCTGATTTTTTAATAGTTAAAAATAAATTAAATTTAAATTCTAATATCATATTAAAAAACAATAATAAATCAAATTTTAATAATGTACATTATAGTGACTGGATGTCAGATGAAACAATAGATTTAGTTAAAAAATTCTTCCCATTTGAACTTTCATATTTTAACTACGAGTTTTAAATGTTTATTATTTTTAAGTTGGTTTTATATTTAAGTTAAATAGAAAACTTATGACAAGTAGAAAAAAACCAATTTTAAAAGACGAAACAACGTCAACTACTCAACCACAAATTTCAAGAAAAGAGTTAATCAACTCAGTAATCAAAAGAAAACAAAAAAGTAAATTTTTATCCGATAATCAAAAAGACTATTACGATATTTTAATTAACAATCAAATTACAATTTGTTCAGGACCGGCAGGTGTTGGTAAAAGTTACATTTCAATGAAAGCAGCAGTAGATTTATTAATGGATCCAAACAATTCCTATGAAAAAATTATTATTGTTAGACCCGCAGTTGAAGCTGAAGAAAAATTAGGATCTCTTCCAGGAAATTTGGAAGAAAAATTAGATCCATATATTTTTCCATCTTATTACTTACTTAATAAAATAATCGGTAAAGAAGCGAGAGAAAAATTAAAAGAGTATGAGGTAATCGAAGTGTTTGCTTTAGCGTACATGAGAGGAATGAATATTGACAATTCGATTTTAATTTTTGAGGAAGGACAGAACGCAACACCAAATCAAATGAAATTATTATTAACAAGGATTGGATTCAATAGTAAATTTTTTATATCAGGAGATTTAGAACAAACGGATCGTTATAAGGATAAAAAACAATCAGGACTTTACGATGCATTACAAAGATTCAGTGGTATACCAGATATTGGTATATATGATTTTAAAAATGCCAAAAATGTTAGAAACCCATTAATTAGTAAAATTTTAGTTAAGTACGATGAAGAAAATAGGGATTGAAATTAATGGTGTGTTAAGAGACACTATTAGTAAATTTACTGAATTATATGAAAAACATTTAGTTGATATCCATTTGAATGAGTCTACGGATAAAACGTATGAAATTGAATTTTCGGGTGATACCGATGAGGTTATTGAATTCAATGAAAATGTGGTAGTTAATAATTTTGTCTATAAAATTTTAAGTCCTGTCACATCATTAGATTTAGGGTCACATTTTTCATTCCCATCTAAAGATGAACTATATTCATTTATGTATGAAGAATATACAATGGAGTTATTTGGTCACGCACCTTCAACTGAAATGTTAACTTTTAATATCCTAAACGATATCTATTATAACTTAAGAGATACTTATGACTTAATGATTGTTTCAGATGAAATTGGTAGATCAAAACCATCGTCACTATTTTTTTTATCTAAATTTGGTTGTTTACTTGAAAAAGTATTTTTTTATAGTGAAGTAACAAAAAATAATATGTGGAATGACGTAGACATTTTACTTACGTCGAATCCTGACTTACTATTAAATAAACCCGATAATAAGATTGTTATAAAATTTGTTACGGACTATAATAAACACATCAAATCAGATTATGAAATTTTATCTCTATCTGATTTGGAATTAACAATTAAAAAAATAGAGGAAAATGTTTAACGTATTTGGAGAAAATTATTACATAGATTTAGATAAGATTGAAGAGTTTGTTCAATATAGTGGTACTAGCGGGGAAACTAACATTCATGTCGTTAAATATGAATCAGTAAAGGCTATGGTTGATACAATATTAACCGAAATAAATGAGGTGGATGAAAACTTAGGGATGAAAACAAATGAAGTTACTATTCCTTTTAAGATTGCATTTAATACACTTTTAATAAAAAAAATAATAAATAAAATATGAACCAAGAAGAAATTTTAAACACTCCTCAAGTTAAAAGGGAAACAATGAGTGATATTGCAAAAAAATACCCTACAGATAAAGATTTTACTCACAATTACTTTAATTTGGTTTACGAAAAATATTTTTCACCAATTAGAGATGAGGTTAAAAAGTTTTGTGAAATTGGTGTTGGTGGTTTTTGGGAAGAAGCCGGATGGGTACCAGGTAATTCATTACGAGTGTTTGACGAATATTTTCCAAATGCTGAAATATTAGGTTTAGACATAAATTCTTTTAATTTAACTAGTCAAGGTAAAGTTGTGGTTGATTATATTGACCAGTCTAAAAAAGAACTTGTGGATGAGTATTCGTCAAAAATATCTGAGTATGATATTATTCTTGATGATGGATCCCATGTAATGTATGATCAACAAATTACAATGGCCACATTTTTTAGATCACTTAAAAGTGATGGTATATTTGTGATGGAAGATCTACATAGTAGTCCTGAAGTTAGAATTCCAGAAAAAAATGCAATATGGGGATGGGGTGACCCAACTAAAATAACAACATTAGAAATGTTAGAAAGTTTCAAAAATACAGGTAAAATAATTTCTGATTATTTATCGGATGAAGAAAAACTTTATTTAGAAAATAACATTAAATCAATTGAGATTTTTTATTTGGCTCCAACAAGTATTACATCAATAATATATAAAAAATAATAAATAAAATATAACACATGAACCAAGAACAAATTTTAAAGCTAGAACAATCCATTCAGAAAATGAGGGAAAAAAAGTCAAGAATTTATTTTATAGTACAGGACACTAAAGGAAATGCAAAAGCGTCAATACGTTACATTTATGAAATGGCCATGTCACTAAAAAATAACGGATTTAATTCCATAATACTACATGAAACTCCTGAATACTTTGGTGTAACAGATTGGTTAGGTGAAGAATATATGACCAATTTAGAACATAGATCTATTGAGGGTACAAATTTAGAGATCTCACCTGAGGATCTAATTGTTATTCCTGAGATTTATGGATTTATAATGGATCAAATCACTAAATTACCTTGTGGCAAAATCGTATTATCACAATCATACGATTATATTTTTGAGACCTTACAACCTGGACAAACGTGGAGTCAACTTGGGTTTAACAAATGTATTACAACGTCTGAAAAACAAAAAGAATTAATTGCAACAACAATGAGAAGTATCTCTATTGATGTAATTGAACCGACTATTTCAGAAATATTTGAAAAACAAAAGTTTCCACCTAAAACAATCATTGGTGTACACACAAGAGACCATAGAGATACGGTTAATTTAATTAAAACTTTTTACGCTAAATTCCCACAGTACAGATGGATCACTTTTAGAGATTTAAGAGGACTATCTCAGGTTGAATTTACAAATGCAATGAAAGAAAGTTTTGCGTCGGTTTGGATTGACAACATTAGTTCATACGGTACATTCCCACTTGAATCTATGAAAATGGGAGTACCTGTAATTGGATTAGTTCCTAACATGACACCAGAGTGGATGAACGAAGAAAACGGTATTTGGATTAATAATCAAAATATGATTGTAGATGTAGTAGCCGATTTTATTCAAAATTGGTTAGAGGATAACATAAATCCTAAAATGTATGAAGAAATGGATTTAACCATTAATAAACTCCCTACAAAAGAAAAGTTTGAATCAGAAGTTGTTGAATTATTTGCAAAAATGATCGATATGAGAGCAGATTCTTTTGAGGCACAATTAACTAAATTTGAAATAACTGAATAACATGGAAAATAATAAAACAATTTCGGTAATATTACCAATTAAAACTGCTAGGTCCGCAGACTTTGAGGACTTTTTTGATAGATGTATCAAATCAATAAAAAATCAAGGTGAAACCGTAAGTGAATTAGTTATCGTTTATTGTGATGAATCTCTTTTGGAAACACAAATTAAGTCTTATGACTTTGATGGTTTAAACGTTAAATTTGATGTTTGGACTGAAGAACCTAATTTCGCAAATCAAGTTAATAGAGGTGTTGAAATATCAACTTCTAACTGGGTTTCATTAATTGAGTTTGATGATGAGTACTCAAACATATGGTTTAAAAACTCACAGACATATATGGAGATTTATCCTGATATTGACGCATTTTTACCAATCGTTGTTGATGTTAATGATAAAGGTGTATTTGTTGGATTCACAAACGAAGCTACATTTGCAGCAAATTTCACACAAGAACTTGGTTATTTAACTAATGAAACATTACAAATGTACCAAAATTTCCAAATTGCCGGAATGGTTATTAAAAAAGAAACATTCTTGGAGTATGGTAAATTTAAATCTAACATTAAATTAACATTTGGTTATGAGTTCTTTTTACGTATGACTCACGCATCAATTAAATTTATGACTATCCCTAAAATTGGATACAAACATATGAACTTAAGAGAAGGTTCTATTTTTTGGAATTACAAAAATGGTGAAAATAGATTAAGTGAGGATGAGGCTAAATTTTGGATCGAGTCAGCAAAGAAAGAATATTTTTATATTGCACAAAGGGACATAAAATATGAACCACAAGAAGTTTGATGACCGAAAATGTCAATTTATCGAACGAAGAGAATGAAAAGAAAAAGAAGGGAAGAAAACCCACAGTAAATAATTATTTTGACGTAAGAGAAGAAGATGCGGTTAGGGCCTACCTAATCGCAGAATCTTTTGATGAGAAGAACAAAATTTATAATGAGTTTTTAAAACACCCCTTAGATAAAATGATATCGTCAATTATTAGACGATATAAATTATACAGAAAGGACATGGACTTTGAGGAGATCCATATGGATACTCATTCATTTTTAATGACTAAAATAGATAAATTTAAACCGGCTAAAGAGAAGAAAGCATATTCTTATTTTGGTACTATCTGTAAAAATTATCTAATGGGTCAAATTTTAAAAGACCAAAAAGAAATGAACAGAAAAATATCTTATGAAGATATTTCGGGTGATGTTCATAATATGCCAGATATGATTTATTATATCGATAATGAAGATGTAAGTTCTGAAGAAATTATTAAAAAATTTTTAAATGAACTTAAAGATAATATGAATGAACCAAATATTTCCGAACAAGAAATAAAATTAGGTGAGGCATTAACTGATATTTTCACGAATTATAGTGCAATTTTTCAGGAAACATCAAATAATAATAAATTTAATAAAAACATTATCCTGTTTGAATTGAGGGAAATGACCAATTTAAGTACAAAAGAAATACGTAATTCACTAAAACGATATAAAAAAATATACTTTCATATCGTAAATGAATTATTAAAATAAAATAAAAAATACTTATAGGTATGGGAAGACCAACAAAAAAGGAAATTAATCTAAGTAAGGAATCAATGTTATCTTTAATGCAAGAGATCTATAATGAACTTGTGGAACAAAGAAACACCGCCATTAGAATACAAAACAAGATGTTGACAATGATGAAAGAGCCAGAAGATATGACTCTTATTGGTCCTGTTATTGAAAAACAACAAAAGATTATTAACGACTGCGTTGATAAAAAATTATCTCTTTCAAAGTTACAAGCTCAAATTTGGCAAAAATCTCAGGAAAAACAAGATGATAATTTCACACTATCTGATTTGGATCTTGATGATGACACATTTAAAAGTTTAATTGATAAGGACACCTCAACAGATAATAGTTATAAATTAAATAAATAATGGCACAGGATACTGAAGATGGTTTTAATGACGTAGAAAAAAAAACAACTATACTTAAAAAGTACAAAAAGGTTAATAGTGATATTGAAGATCTACGAAAAAAAGCTGGAAAAACTTTAGAAAAGAAAAAATCTCAAGTTTCCACACAACTTTCTGATGCCAAAAAATTAAAGAACAAATATCAAAAAGAAATTAAAACCCAATTTGATAAATTATTAGATTTAAATTTCTTATCTCTTGGGGCAGGTAAAAGTAGTCAAGGATACCTTAAAAAAACTTTTACAAAAGCAATTAAAGAAATTACACCTAAATTAGATGATATAATATTAGAGTTAATGTTAGCTGCGGTGGGTTGTTCTCAAGATCAAGAATTTACCCCACAAACGATTTATATTAGAGTTAAGTCAGTTGATCTACTTAACACATTGAAAGAGGATCCTGCAACAGATGTGGGGAAATTACTTTATGAGAAAAACGATATACAATATATCAATTTTCCATTTTCAATGAATAAAGAATTATATAACAGAACTCAAAATATTAATCAACCATTTAGTGTTCCGGCATCGGGACAAAGTTATAAAGGAACATCGGGTCAAGAATTGTTTGATATAACATATGTTGAATCTTATGTTGACCCAACATCTCTACAAACAATACAGGGTAGTTTTTTTAAGGTGGATTTAAAGAATAGAATGAGTACAAATAAAGTCTCTGAATTTTTAAAAGATTACTTCACTACAATAAAACTTTTTGATGAAACTAACTTCTTTGCTAATTTAATGAATCAATTAACTGGGGCAGTTTCAATTAAAAAAGGGGACGGTAATGCAGATTTAGAAGATCTACAAAAAATACTATTAATCATACAAAGAATATTAGGACTATGTTTTGATAACACTAAAGAGATTGATGTGTCGGGTATTGCAAAATTGTCCGAAAATGATAATGTTGATGAATCTTTCTTTGAGTTTACAGATATTGATTTACGATTTATTGATTCAAAAGTTTCTGACATAAAAATGGGGGTTGTTGAATTTGAAGAATGTGATACGGTTAAGTTACCTGTTGATTCGGATAGTATAACAAACGCATTAAATAATTTAGTTTTTGTTGATGGTAAAAATAATTCAAATAGTATAGATGATGCCTCTAACTTAACTGATGTTTTAACTAAAAACCCAGGGTGGTTTCCTTTAGAAATAAATATTGATTTATCATTCCTAAAGGAATTTCCAAAAGCAATGGTGTCAACAGTACTATCACCTAAAGTGGTTTTACCATTGATGATAACAACAAAATCATTAGGTCAAAATTTGGATTTACAGGTTAGTTCATTTATGGATTTTGCGAAAAATCTTAAATCATTCTTTATAAAATTTGCCTCAAGGGTCGGGGAACTTTTTGTTAAAATTTTATTTGATATCATTAAAAAAGACATTTTAGCTTTAGTACAATCTGTAAATTTAGATGTGATTAGGGGATTAAATAATAAAAAATTAAATATAATTTTATCTTTATCTGAGTTAGTTATTGCTATTGCTAAAGTTATAAAAAATTTCAGAGAATGTAAAAGTGTAATTGATGACTTACTAAACGCATTAAAAATTGCATCCAAAGGATTTAATGGGGATATCCCATTACCATTACTATTAACATCAAAACTTTTAAGTGGTTATTCTTCTGATAGAGCATTTTTAAATGTTATTGCAAATTTTGAAGAACTGGGGTTACCTACGGGTACCATGCCCGATGGAAGTCCTAACCTAATGTTAGCATCGATGAAAGCATTATTAGATGGTTCGGACCAAGAAAACGCATCAAATGGTAAATCACAAATTGCAATATACCCACTAAGTATAACCCCAATCGGTCAAACAACACCAATAGTTTGTTATGGTAAATAAAATATAAAAAAATGGATAATAAAGTAGAATCACAACAAGTTGTGGAAATAATTAAAGAACATAAAGTTAGACCTAATAAAGATCTAATTTTGGCTATGGAATTTATTAAAAAAGATTTTGAATTAACAAAAGAAAGTTTAATTAAAATGACAAGTCATTTAGATAAATTAGAATTAACATACAATACACTATTAAAAGAATATCAAACAAGAAATGTGGTTCAAAAATAAAAATTTATTTCCGGGTTATGTAAAAGATAATAAAGATCCAATGATGTTAGGTAGGGTACGAGTTGTACCTACCCTTGAAAGATATGAGGATTCTTTACCTGAAGATTGGAATGAGGAAAATGACAAGTGGACGGCAAAAGATCCATTTATATTTTTACCATTGTTACCATACTACATTAATCAGGTCCCAAAAGAGAATGAATATGTTAACTTAATTTATTATGACAATCGTGAAAGATTGGATGCAAATAAATTTTACATTCAAGGTCCAATAACAAGACCTCAAAATAACCACAAAGAAGATTGGAAAAACTCTCAGTCCATGATGGCAACTGGGGAATTTTTTAAACCTGCAAATGAATTAAGAGATCGTAAAACAGGAATAACTGATCCAAAAATTTATGGTATATATCCTGAACCAGGTGACAACGCAATATTAGGTAGAGGAACCGCAGATGTTGTTGTAAAAGAAAATGATGTGTTAATACGAGCAGGTAAATTAGATCCACTTAAATCTTCAAGTGCCGATTTTAATATACCCGTACCAAATGATAAAAGATCATTTTTACAAATATCAACATTTGGTTTGGAGAAAATTAAAGGTGAACCAAAAATAGTAACCGAATACATCAAAGAAAGTAGACAAGTTAAAAATTTGGTTGAGTGGGAAATAACGAATCTTGCAACAACGGGGACAACATTTGATGGTAGTATTAAATTATATAGTTTAATTCCGGTACCAGAAACTTTATCTAATAAAATTTTCCTTACTTCTGATTTAGATAGTTATAAAGGAACAACTTTATATGAACTAAATTTTACAGGAAAAACTTCTGATCAGGCTTTAACAATAATAAATGATTTTATTAAAGGTGTTAATATTGGTAAAATAAATATTGACGGATATATTTCATACCCATCACAAGATGGATCAAAATTAGAAAATCAATTCCCATTTGTTTTTACACCAACAAAAAGTAATACTGAAATATTCTTAGGTGCTAATATTGATACCCCAAGTGGTTTAACTGAATTTAATAATATTGTAAATTTTTATTCAAAAACTAAATTATCACCACAAAATAAAGAGTATGGGTTTGGTCTTGTTTGGATACAAGACGTATTAGGTGAACAAGCTGAAGCCAAGATAACTAAAGTTGCAAATGATTCATTTGTTGCTAGCCCAACATCGTATGGTGTGATGGGAGGTGACTTTCTTTATTTATTATCACATAAGTCAGTTATCCCAAGTAAAGGAACCCCAATTGATTTGAAAAATACATTATATGGTATTGATCAACCAACATTAGTTGATTCAATTTATGGAAAAACAAATTCAATGGTTAGAGGTGAAGAATTAATGTCATTCTTAAACCTAATCGTTCAATTTATGATTGGTCACGTACATCCATTTCCAGGTCTTGCTCCGATACAGGAATATCCATCAATACCTGATGGTCCTTCATCAAAAAAGATCTTAGAGATACTTAATAACGCTCAAAATACAATCCTTAATCAAAATATTAGAATTAATTGATATTTATATTAAAAACGTAAATGTCAATAAATAATTCATATTTCAGTAGGAATAATACTTTAATATCTAATAGCTTTGTTAATTCAGGGAGAAATCCTGTTACCGAATTATTTTATGGTGATGGAAGTCTTGTGAACCCAATCGGATTCACACGTTTTATCTTTGATTTAGATCTTACTTTATTAAAAGAAAAATATCAAAATGGTATTATAAGTGAGGGGTGTAATTCAGACACAACTCATACTTTAAGGATGACTAATACAAGTTATTTTGATAAAGAATTGTTAAATACTTCAACATCTCAAGGTAGACTAAGAGCAACATCTTTTGATTTAATTTTATTTAGAATTCCTTATGTGAATTTTGATGAAAATCAACCTCAAATTTGGGACGAGGGAGTTGGTTATGATTATTATGATCAAGTAACAGGAATACCAAGTGATAAGAACTATTCCGATAGACCTTCAAATTGGTCAGCAACAACAACAATTACAGATTGGCAACAAGCAGGAATTTATAATAATAAAAATACAGGTTCATTTAATTATAATCAATTAGAAATTGTTGCAACACAACATTTTGAATTTGGTGATGAGAACATAGAGTTTGATATGACAAGTGAAATTAACTCTATTTTAGATGGTACATTAATCAACACCACAGGATGGGGTATTGCTTACTTACCTCAAGTTGAAAACTTAACTGGTACGACGGGTAATTACTCTGTTGGGTTCTTTACACGACACACTCAAACCTTCTATGAGCCATTTTTAGAGACTAATTACAATGATGTTATTGAAGATGATAGAAATTCATTCTCATTAGGTAAAATTAACAAATTATACTTATACATTTTTGAAGATGGGGATTTTCAAAACTTAGACAACAATCCTTTAGTTACAATTAGTGATCAATCGGGAACTCCAATACCGGGTCTTGTAAATATGTCATCTTGTCAAGTCACAAAGGGTGTATATGAGATAACAATTCCACCATTACTTGGATATAAAACCCCATGTATCTTTACGGATACTTGGTCTGACATTTCATTAAATGGTTTTTCATTACCTAATGTGATTAATGAATTTGCAATTTACCCATTAAAAAAATCTATTCAAATTGGGACGACAACTAATGATCCTGCGGTATATGGTTTTGATTATTATGGGATTAAACAAGACGAAAAAATATTAAATACTGACATTAGAAAAGTTGGTGTTATAATCAAAAAGGCATATACAACCAACCAACAATTACCAAAAATTGAGGGTCAATATAGGGTATATGTTAGAGAAGGTCAAACCGAAGTTCAAGTTCAGGATTGGACCAAACTTAATAGAACTCCAAATGAGTACTATTTTATATTTGATACAAGGGATAAGATCCCAAATGAATACTACATTGACTTAAAAGTAATATCAAGTGGGGAGGTCAACACTTATAAACGACAAATAAAATTCCAAATAGTTAATAAGAAGTAAATCTATTTGATATTTATAAATAAAAAAAATAATTATGGGATCAGATAATCAAAATTTTTCAGGATGGAGCGGTAGCACCTTCGATATAACAAAACTAAACTTTAGTGGAAGAACAAAAAGTGAGACCACAAAAAGTCCACGAATTGTTACAGGACCTGTGGATATCACAAAAGATAGACCTAAAAAATCTACTATCACACCAGGTGTTAAACAAATGCCTATAGCAAAAGTTAAATCAGAAACAATTTTTGATGCAACAAAAGCATCAAAATTAGGTAGACCATCTATGTTAAGCTCGGCACCTTTAGAATCAAATAATTTACCATTTACCGCAGGAACAGTTGATACAAGTTTCCCATATGGGGTTGATACAGGTTTTAACGGTGAGGTTTATGTATCTAAAGTACAATCAGATGGTAAAATATTAATTGGTGGTGATTTTACTAATTACAACTACAACGGATACAATTATTACTCACCATATTTAATTAGATTAAATTCTGACGGTTCTCCTGATTTTGACTTTGCATATACGTATCATGCCGATGACGCTGGTTGGATGATAAACGGTGGGGTAAGAACCATTGATATTCAGTCTGATGGTAAAATATTAATCGGTGGTGGATTTGACGCTTATTCTGGCGGGACATACTATTATTCATCAGGAATTATGAGATTTAATTCTGACGGAACATTTGACAATACATTATTTGTTGGTGATGGTTTTAATGATGAGGTATTAAAAATTATAGTACAACCTGATGGTAAAATATTAGTGGTAGGTATATTTTTTCAATATAACAACACTGATAATTGGAGGATTATTAGATTAAATTCTAATGGAACTCCTGATTCAAGTTTTATTACGGGGGATGGTATTGATTTTGATGATTATGGAATTGTTTATGATATGATATTACAACCTGATGGTAAAATTATCTTAGGTGGTGATTTCTATAATTATAATGGAGTTGAATCTGACTACATTGTTAGACTTAATTCAAATGGTTCATACGATAACACATTTGTAACGGGTGCAGGTTTTAATGATACAGTTAGTTCATTAGCATTACAGTCCGATGGTAAAATTATTGTTGGAGGTGATTTTAATTATTATAATAACATAGACTTATATAGTGGTTATATTGTTAGATTAGGTGTTAACGGTGAAATGGATACAAGATTTGGTTATGGTCTTGACAATACCGTTTATTCCTTGACAATCCAATCTGACGATAAGATATTAGTTGGTGGGAGCTTTGGTGATTTTTATCCTTATGATTTTGGTACAATTAATATTGATAATCTTGTTAGATTCCAATCTGATTGTACACTTGATTTAAGTTTTGTATTTGACAGTGGTGTTTATAATGGGAGTGTTCTTTCTATAACATTAGATTCTGATGATAGAATTTATGTTGGTGGTAGTTTCTATGAGGACGGTTCTCCGTGGTTATTAAACCGTTTTGGTAGATTAAACAACTCAATATTAGAATATCCTTATGTTTATACGGTTGAAGCTTGTACTCAACCTTTAGTGGACGAAACAATAACTTATGTGATTGGTTCAATGACTGAATTAAATCCTTTTATAACATATAGTTTACAAAGTATTCAAAATCCTTCAATAACAGTTTGTGGTTTTTTAACTGACACATACCCATCTAACGTTATTGAGTACACTGCCGTTAACACATATTACGATTGTGAAGAAGCTTATAAATCAAATAATAAATTAGTAATTGTTGAGGATGGTATAACAGGTCAACAATCTCCGTGGGTTGTTGATAACAAATATGAGGTAGGTGACATTTTTTATATTAATCAAGTAATTGATGAATTCACTAGATTTTTTGTTAAATTTGCCGCAAAAATAATTGAAATTACTCCTTGGTCGGAATATGACGGATTCTTTGGTGATATTTGGGATTACTTACCCCCATCAAATTATGTTCCTTATGCGTCAGTTAATGATGCGATAGAGGCGAATGGACTTATTTATGAGGCATATGCTTGTTCAGTACCCGCAAATTTTTATCCTTTAATTCATAAAGCATATTATGACTATACAACAATATTAATACCAATTGAAAATAGTCCTGTTAACGTTATTAGTAATTATTTACCAATAGGTCCTTATGAATTTATTTCAGGCGGAACTCCAGAAATATTTAGCACAATTGAAATTGCGGATGGTGAATCTTGTGATTTAGGTTTAACTAAAATAGCACCTGAAGGCGTATTAAATCAAAATTTCCTTAACACAGGATTTGATGGGAATTTAGTTTACACAATGGTGGAACAACCTGACGGTAAGATATTAGTTGGGGGTAATTTCAGTGATTATCTTGAAGTACCGGTTGGTAATTTTATGAGAATAAATCCTGATGGAAGTTTAGACGAGACATTCTACTTGGGTCAATTCAATAGTTATATTAGAGCTATTGCTTTACAACCTGATGGTAAAATATTGGTTGGTGGTAATTTCACAAATTATGACGGATATAACGCTGGACGTATAATTAGATTAAATTCTGATGGAACTATCGATTCAGGATTTACTTTTAATACTGAATTTAACGGTATTGTTAGAGCAATCGTCATTCAAAGAGACGGTAAAATTGTTGTGGGTGGATCATTTGATTATTATTATGACTTTTATTGCCCACAAATTGTTAGATTAAATTCTAATGGTTCACCTGACTTTACATTTGATATGGGAGACGGTTTTGATGGTGATGAAGTGTATACAATTATAATTGGTGATACAAAAGAAACTTTTTGGTCAGGTAGTGGAAATGTCCCAACAACATATACTGAAGATTTAATTGTTGGTGGTAGATTTACTTATTATAAAGGAACCAATAACATAGGTGGTATTGTTAAATTATCTTCAACAGGGGATATATTACCTGATTTTGGTAATGGTTTTAATCAAGACACAGGAGGAACACCAAGAGTAAATAGAATTGTTAAACAACCTGATGGTAAGTTAATAGTTGTTGGTGGTTCTAATAATGGAAATGACTTGGTCGACTATAATGGAATATGTATTCCTCAAAATATGGTTAGATTAGTTGGTGATGGTGATGGAGGTTATCAAATTGATAACACATTTATACCATATCCTGGTGGTGAATCAGGAGACTGCGGACCTGATTATGACGCAGGTTTTGATGGCGCTGTATTATCAGTCGCATTATTACCAAACGGTAAATATATGGTCGGAGGACAGTTCGGTAAGTTTGAATGGGATGAAAACCTAGAAGAGGTTGATGTACCGTATTTAGTTAGATTAAATTCTGACGGTAGTTTAGACGAAACTTTTACATTCACAATAAATGATAACTACGTTAATAATGTTTTATTATTATCATCAGGAAGATTATTAGTGGGAGGTTGGTTTAATACTCCTCAGGATTTAATGTTAGAATTATTTATTGGTGAAGAATATGTATTACGTTCATTTGACACTTGTGATGGTTTAACATCAAATATTTTCTTACCAACAGGTTATAAACCCGAATATGTGGAAGGGTCGTTAGAAAACGTAACCGAATTACCATATTCACCAATTTCAATTATTGGTTTAAATATAGTTTATCAAAATGTTAGTGGTGACGATGATAGTAATTTCTTTATTGAATTACCGTTAGATTTTGATGTTAATTTCTTAGGGGTAAATTATACTTCAGTAAATGTTGGGACAAACTCATATTTAACATTTGGTGGTGGGTCTGATAATTACGGTATTGACCCATTACCTGAAGATATCCCAAATGAAACAGGTTTACCAGGTGTGTATCTATCAACAAGAAACAATGATGGTACTTGTTTAGATTCATCATTAGTAACATTATATACAGGTACTACAGATGGTGGTAACACAACAATAATTAGATTTGAGGGAAATCACGAAAATTCAACTGACTTTCCTTATGAGACTAATTTAATTTACAACTTTAAATTTTATAAAGACCAATCAAATTACTTCGATATTATTATTGAGCAAAATGACGTTTTCTGTAATGATGACCCTACGGGTGGTGTTAGTGACGGTATCAATACAACTTGGGTTTCATCATTTGATAGTTCATCTGAAAAGTCATATAGAATAAGTGGGAGTGTTGCAAAACCAATCAAAGCAAACCTTAATAATAGAGCGGTAGTATGTGGTACTATTGGTGATGTAATAACTACACCACAATTAAATGGTGGTCCAATTGGTGGTAGTATGTACTTTGATGGTGTTAATGACACTATGGTTCAAATTAATAATGATGGAGGACAATTTGGATTTGGTGGACCAGGTCTATGGGATTTTACAATCGAGTGGTTCCAATATTGGGAAGGCGGTACAACTAACGCAAGACCGTTCTCAATTGCGACTTATAGTGTTGGGGATGGTGATGTACTACAAATATCATTTGAGGGGGACGGTCTTCTTTGGGTTAGTGGTAATACCGCTAGTTTAAATATCAACTTAAATGATATACAAAATAAATGGGTTCATTTTGCAATAACAAGATACTATAATGGTTTAAATCATTTGTGGTGTGTCTATGTTGATGGTGTACGAGTTATAACAGATTGGACAAATGATACTATTTTAACAAATACATTACCATTAGTGATTGGTAATCAAACTAATAATGACGGTAAATTCCAAGGATATATTACAAACTTTAGAGTTAATAACCAATCGGCAATCTACTCAGGACCAACCATAACGGTTCCAACACAACCATTAACTTGTGATAATAATGTAATATTGTTAATAAATTCAAACGATGCTGATAATTTATATAAAGATATTTGTGGAGGACAAACTACATCAAATACTGGAGTTACTTGGTCAAATTTAACACCATTTGTAAATACACTTGATTTCTCATTATTCACTGCAACTGATTTTACAAGTTATAACACTTGTAATGATTGTTTGAATACTGATATATATCAAGTATCTCTATATGTTAGAAACTTTTTATCAATAAAAAATAATGAGACTTTACCTAATTTTGTGTCATATAATACTATGACATTATCTGACATTCAGAAGGTACAATCATTTGGTCCAATATTCACAACTCTTGGTCCTGAGTCTTACGAAATACTAAACTATAATTTATAAAAAATCATGATAACACCAATTTTATTCTTCAATAATCCAGAACAAGCTGAAGCCCCATTATCTGCGAATACTGAAACTGTTATTTGTTATACTTGTCTTTCGGACATTAATAATGGTAATGCATATTATTACACAAATACGGTACCACACCCAACCTACACCAATGAATTTGGTAAAGCGGTAGTACAATTAGATATGGTCACATTAGGAGGACCTAATGGATTAAATAATTAATTTATGAAAAAAATTATTAAACTAAATGAATCGGACATTACCAATTTGGTAAAAAAGGTTCTTAATGAACAAAAAGGTGGTCGTTATATGTTCTTCTCAAATTTAGAACAAATGAGAAGACAATGTGATCTATTATTAGATTTAGATGAATCTATGGTTGAGGAGATTCTTGGGAATGGTCACGATTGGGCTCAAGATCATATCTCCGAAGCAAAGAACAATATGGATCAGGTATTTGATTTCCTTATGAATGAAACCAAAAAAGACGGTATGGAGTTATCAATGAATATTGACGATAAAGATATGGTTATGTCGGAAGGTAGAAAAAAAACAGGAACTAAACTTTGTGCTCGTGGTAAATCAGCCGCAAAATCTAAATTTGACGTATACCCAAGTGCTTACGCTAATGGTTATGCGGTACAAGTATGTAAAGGAACAAAACCTGGTTTAGACGGTAAGAAAAGATGCTCTTCACCATACTGTTAATTTTTTTTTAAAAATATTTTTTTTATTAGGATAATTTCTATATATTTGTAGATACAAACATTATGGAAATATGAAAAAAAAAATAAAAAGATTTTTTAGTAGATTAAAACTTAAATTGTACATTTGGTCAAAAAATTCTTCAAGGATTATACCTACATATCAGGAAGAAGGCCCAACGTATGAAAAGACTTGTTTTAAAATTTGTCTCAAAATAATACATCACTCTGATACTGAATTTATGATTGCCCCAATGTCGGATAAACGTTATCTTAAAAATGATCAGATGGGAATCTTTATTACGATGACAGAACGTAGAGTGGAGATTACGAATCACGTATACAACTACAACGTTAAATTAACTGAAAGAGATTGGCAACGTCTGACATACATATTTGATACTGAAACTGATAAAAGACGACTTAGTTATGAAAGTGAGATTAATTCACAAATTACTAACTCTCTACACAACATATTAGAAAGAGTTTCTAATCTCGATTAAAATTTTACCAATTAAGGAATCTACGGATTCCTTTTTTGTTTTATACGATGTCATAATTGGTTTTTGACCTTTACCTGTTTGTGTATCTTTTTTCTCGGCTTTTCTTTTTTGTTGACAAGCCCCTCTTTTTTCCGAATCTGACATTTTTCCCGCAACTCCCGCTGCTCTACATTTTGGATATGCCTTGTCTGTGGCGTCGTGTCTCCCACAAGGTGGATGCTTACCATCAACTTTCTTGCAAATGTTCACCCAAGGACCATTTGGTTGTGTGGACCCTTTTGGTTTCTTCTTTATTCCAAACCAAACCCCTAAATCTTCCATTAAAGTATCATCTGTTATTTCAACCCATTCATTTACAGGAACTATTGTTAATTTTCTACCAGGTGTTTGATTAATATTGTTACCATCATCATCACTATAGGTTGAGTTAGGGTGGTTTTTTATATAATCACTAACTTTTTTTGCTTTAGATTCTATTTTTTTGATTTGTTTTTTTGTCTCATCCATAGATCCATCATAACTATCAAATTCTAACATTGGACTATCGTATTTTGAAACAGGAATTGTGAATGGTTGCATATCGATTTTTTTAAATAACCGAACACCAGGTTGTAATGGTGCAACATATGAACCTCTACCTCCACCATCGGAAGTTGCTTCAGATAAAATTTTCTTTATTAATTGATTTAAATCCATAATTTGTCTACTATTATAAATATCAACACAATAGAAAATGGAAGAACAACAGAATGAATTATTTGGTAACCTATTTGGTACCATCAATTTACTAAGTGAAGAACATTTAGATGCAATCCTTATGTCCATGAATAAGGATCTCGCTTTATATTATTTAGTTGAGTCAGTTAAGTCGGCACATAAACGTGGGTCATTTACAATAGGTGAATCTGAAGTGATTTCTAAAGCAATAAGAACTTTATCAAAACAAGAAAATGTAACAGAATAATTTATCTAATTATCTTTTTCATTGTACCATCTTCGTATACCTCAAAAATAAATCCTTTAGTATCTGATTGGATTTCTTGACCAAGTAAATTTACGTATTTTACTATTTTCTTAATTGATATTGTATTATCTAATGAAATAGGTCCGTAGTATTTAAAATTACCGTCATAATCAAATTGTTTTAACATATAATAATTTATCAGTAAATCATCAAAAGAATCCATAAAACTATAATAACTAGTTGTGTTACTATTACCTGACGCAGTTTTATACCCAATCGGAATCCATTTTTCACCATCAGTACTTCTTTGAATTTCAAAGTAATCTGAATTACTTTCGGATGCGGTCACCCATTTTAATACATTATATGTTTGGTATTTATCACCGTCAAAATATAATAGTTCTATAGGTAGTGGAACATTATTCACAAATCCTACTTGGAACCAATTAAACCCAATTACATCATCACTAATTAATGTGTAATCTAAATCTGACGATCCGTTTATTGAGTTATGAGTCCCTGATATCACCCAAGTTGTGTTAGATGGTCCATTATTTTTAATCATTCTTGTTAATGTTCTGTCCGTAATGTTAGTTAAATTATTTGCTCTTAAAGTTGTTGTAAATTTTTTAGTATTAAGAGATCCACCATAACTATCAGGAGTAATACTCCAATATCCATCAACTACATAATCATCAATTAACTGATTATCGGAAGATGTTACAGGTAAACCATTATGATCGTTACCCATACTTGGTAATCCTGAAATATATTCTCCAATCAAATAACCACCTGACGTTGATTCAGTATAGTTAATTATGATGTTTCTATTGTAGGATGAAGTTCCTATTGGAAAAATTCCACTTGATTGTGTGGAGTTAGTATTATTAAACCACCTTTTAAGTTGACCTGTAACTGTACCGTCAGTCCAATTTAGGATCCCAATATTTGATGAATTGTATCCAACTTCAATTAAACTTGAATTAGACACAACTCCTGTAATCATGTTTAATTCATTAGTAAATGTCACAGGTGTTGATATAATAAATCCGTTAGAATTATTTAAAGTTCCTTTATAAAAGGATGTTTGACTACCACTGATAGTTTGTTGGTTAGAACCAATAAAAATCCATCTACCCCCTACGTTTGTGGATGATACGTTATTGTAGTCGGTATTACTCAACACTAAATAAGGATCATTACTTGATACAATGTTTACCCCACCTGTTGTTTTAAATGTTGCGTTTTGAGATACCCCTATAAAGTTTACCATTAAGAATAGTAAAAATATTATTTTTTTCATTACTATAAATTTATTTAGTTATTGTCAAAACAGTAAGGGAACCTTGACAAACTCCAGCTGCTGCCCCACCAATTGTTGGGTTATCCACATTAGATTCTGATCTTCGATTACCTCTAACATCAATCGTATGACTACCCGCACTTAATGTTACCATTGTTGTTATAGACCACGGACCATACCCCCATAAAGAAATTGTCCCATAATTTTGTGCAGTAACTGCTTGAGTTGCACCATTTAAAACTACACCATCTACATAAACACCTATTTGTGAATTGACATTTCTATTTGTTGTTGCCGAGTTATCATAAATACAACCGTGAGTCGTTACAAAATAAACGTGATTAGCATCTGAGGTAAAAGTAGTTGTAAGTCCGGTTATAGTTACCATTGTTGTTGTTGTGGGAGTTATGGTTGCCGTTTGATTAACTGTTGTCCCAGCTTGTGTTAGTGTACTCCATGATGTGACACCTGAACCATTAGTTTGTAAAAATTGACCTGAAGTACCTGCCGAATTAGGTAATGTTAATGTTAAATTAGCTCCCGTTAAATCCCCACTTTGTATTGCGGTGTAGTATGTGGGAGTTGTTCCTGATTCTTTCATTCTAACATAACCATCTGTAGAAACGTTTCCCGCTTCAGTTACTGAGAAAACCGCAGTTGAAGAACCGTTAGGAGTTACCTCAAATTGTTGTGACCCATTAGCATCAGCGTCTAATGCAACTCTAACGTCTGTGTTTGAGTTTATTCTTAAAATTCCGCTAGTACCTCCGTTAATACCAGAACCATTTATATCTTGTCCATTCACATTTATGTCACCACCTAATGTTCCATTTCCATCTATGTTATAATTTGCGGTTGTTTGTTGGGAAGTTCCATTTTGTATGTAATTACCATTACCTGATGGTATATCAGCAGAAACTAAAGTTCTAAATGTTGGTGAACCTGCAGAACCTGTTGTTGGACCAGCAAATACCGTATTTGCCGACTGATTAGCCAATGTACCCGTTAATGTTCCTGATGTGGTAATAGGTGAATTAGAAACCGTTATTATAGATGGTAAAGATAAACCAACTGACGTAACACTACCCCCACTATTATTATCCGTACTATTAACCGTAAAGTTAGGGTAAGTTCCCGTTACTGTTGTTGATCCACCACCTGTTAATGTAACAGTTTGATCAGGACTTGTGTTTGTAATCGTATTACTTGCAACACTAATACCTGTACCTGCAGTATACGAGGCCTCAGTTCCAGACGCCAATCTAACCCATGTGGATCCATCATAAAAATAAAAACCTGATGTACCATTTGTTTGATAAACTAATAATCCACTTGCGGGTGAGGAAATTGAACTCCTTTCAGATTGTAACATTCTAGGTATTAATATACCTTGTGATGTTGATTTAACATCCAATATTGCTGAAGAATTTGGGGAACTCCCATCTGTGTTAATTCCCACACCTTGTGATAATACTGTGGTGGAAATTAATAACGTTAAAAACAATAATAATTTTTTCATAACCAATCTTTTTTATAAATATACTTATGTCACATATTAAAGACGAACGTATGTAATAAAAATACCCTTAATTTATGTATTTTAACATTATTAATTAGCAAAACATATAAAACAAAAAAAGGAGACAATAAATTGTCTCCTTTCTCTTATTCGGTATTAATTGATTATCTCAATTCTCTCAAGTCAAATGTTCTAACTCCATCAACTGTGATACGTCCGTAGAAACGGTTGTTAACCATTTTCTTAGCGTATCTTGTCATTATACCTTTGATAGGTGTAAAGTTGAATGGATTGTACATTGTAGGTGTCAATTGTAGAGGTACGTACGGTGCGTAGATGTAACCTGTGTCTAACAATGATGTTCCTTTGTGTCCTACTAACACTGTGTTAGCTGGGAAGTAAGGGTCACGGTAAACTTGGTAACGTCCTGCAAGAGTACCAACTCTTTCAATACCCATGTTATACTG